CAACGACATGTACCGTGACGGCAGATGCGAAGCCTGTTATTAGCACTTTGGCGTTTGTGAACGGGTATCCTGGGTCGCAGACTGAGCTTAAGGCGGGCGATGAGTTTGACATTCAAGTTACGGCGGATTTGGCGTTTGTTGAGGTGGAAGTTGAGGATTCTGGTGCGTGCGATTCTCAGAACGAGGTAGTTGCCTCTACGACAGACACGACTATCACAGCTGTTATTGCGGATAGAGGTACAACAAATGTTGCGCGTCCTGCGCGTGTGCGCGTAAAGAAGAGCACGGGGACTTGGTCAGACTGGGTCTATACAAATGCAGGCGGATCGGTTGATGGGACAAACCTAGTCAACTGCAATAATTTGTATCCGACCGTAGCATCGATGACGCAAGGGTCGATTACGTATCCTGCGACACAGGAAGCTATTAAGGACTCTGAGACGGTATCGATCAACTGTGTGTGTAGTGATTTTGATACGATTTCTTATACGTCACCTAATAGTGATTTGAGCATTCCAAGTTCGACGGTGTACGCAGCGGACAAGTCGGGAGTGGCTCGGATTGCAGGTTCGTACAATATTGACACGACTAATTATCGAGTGTCGTGCAATCGTGCTGCAAATGACGCGGATACGACGCAAGACTTGGTAGTTTATGTCGCGAATGTGGCAGCTACGGTAACGATGACCGAAGCTTCCAGGTTGCGATCAGGTGGGAACAATGGAACCACGATCCAAGACCATACTATAACGGCCACAGCGAACCAGAGGCTGAGGATTGCTCCGACGATTGCTGCACCGAGTGCTAATGGTGGAACATGGAGTGGAGTGTTTGCTGGGGGGCCAACTGTCTGGACAAGAACGCTTCAGGTACATGATTCGAACGATGTTCCAGGGACGTATTCGTACCAGGCATTAAGTGCATACAATCTGGCTAACATAGAGACGACAGCCTATACGGGTGATTCGAACTATGTGATCGGTGGGTTTGTAAGTCGTCAGATTGCATTGGCAGCGTTTGCGAATGAAGCTTCTTTCACAGCGGCAGTTGCAGATTATACGAAGTGTACGTTGACATGGACTGTGAAGTCACTGCCCAATAGGCGTGCGTACAATACGACGACGACACCAGATGCAAACAGTTGGTGTTTTGCGGGAACTCTTGGGGCTTCACCTACTACTGCGAGGATTTTGGATACAGCAGCGACCAGTAGTTCGTCAGATGAGACAACGATAACGGTAGAGGAAACGATCTGATATGGTTAGGGTTTGTAAGTTCTGCGGAGAAGAGTTTTCGGAGCCAGGTAGGCGAAATAAGATTTATTGTTCTCGCAGATGCAATGCTAGGTCTCAGGCAAAAAAACGCAATGCTGTATATGTTGCGCGTGAGTGTGCGTGGTGCGGCGCAGAGTTTATGCCGGATAAGCACAATCATACGACACAGCGGTTTTGTTCGGATGGCTGTAAGCGACGGTCACAGACCGTGGCAGTATACGGGTTGGTTCCCGCAGAGTACAATGCGCTGTTTGAAGACCAGAGTGGTTGCTGTGCTATCTGTGGAGACCATCAGGAGTCCCTGAGTAAGTCGTTGGGGGTTAAGATCCATCCAGAGACACAAGAGGTGCTAGGGTTGCTGTGTACGTTTTGCAGTACTGGACTAGGAGCGTTTGACCATGATCCTGAGTTGTTAGCGCAATCGATTGCATATTTGGAGATGTACAATGCGTAACCTTCAGATTTGTAAGTTTTGTGGCGAAGAGTACGAGGCAAACCCTATTGGTAGGAAGAGCATGTATTGCTCTAAGCAGTGCAATTACGATGTACAAAACAAAAAGAAATCAGAAGCGGTTAAGCGGAAGATAAAAAAGAGATTATGTGAGGCTTGTGGACAGGAATACATGCCCAAACGTTTTGAGTCTGGACTGAAATACTGTTCTAGAGAGTGTATGGGGCGAGCAAATAATTTCCGCCAGAAATATGGGACTACCGTTAGAGAGTACAATGTCATGTTTGAAGAGCATGCCGGTCGTTGTGCGATCTGTGGTGTTCATCAGTCACAGTTAGAAAAGGCGTTGCACATTGATCACTGTCATGAGACAGGGGCAGTGAGAGGGCTTTTGTGTTCTCGGTGTAATCGAGGTATCGGTCAGTTCAAAGATGATCCTGAGATTGTAGAAAGAGCAATTGAATTTCTAGAAGGAGAAGATAACCATGGCTGATGCCGTAAGTAATCAACGAGAAATAGAGAGACGCCAGATTTCCTGGAATTCTTTGACTACCCTTAACGATGGCGTTACGTCGCTTGGTTGGGACGATGACCCTAATGATGTGGTTGATGGAAACACCCCTGGGGAAAGTTGGCTTTACTCTCTTCCCGTTGGCCAGTTCTACAAGCAGTCAAATGCAACGTTGTGGTGGAAGACTGGTTCTCCAAATACGTGGCAGCAGGTTGGTGTCGGCGTTGCAGGGGGAGATGTTACTAAGGTAGGTACTCCAGCGGATAATCAAGTAGGGGTTTGGACTGGAGATGGCACAATCGAGGGCACGTCGGGTTTGACCTATGACGGTGCTGCTCTTGCTGTAACAGGTAACATAACCGTTACAGGAACCGTTGACGGTATCGATATTGCTACTGACGTTGCAGCCAATACGTTGAAAGTCACGAACGCTACTCACTCCGGTGATGTGACAGGTTCTGGAGCTTTGACGATTGCAAACGATGCTGTGACATATGCCAAAATGCAGAACGTTGTTGCTGATGATGTTTTGCTTGGTAATACTGCTGGGGCTGGTGGACCTGTAGCGGAGCTTTCGGCTACGGCTGTTCGTTCGTTGCTCAATGTTGAAGACGGAGCGGATGTTACAGACGCAACCAACGTGGATGCGGCTGGCGCAACGATGAATGCTGATACGTCTTTGGTTGGAAATAGCTACTTCTTAGATGAAGATAACATGGTGTCGAATGATGCGACCAAAGTTGCGTCTCAGCAATCTATTGTAGCGTATGTGACCTCGAAGATTTCGAGCGCTAAAGCCTACAAGGGTGGGTATGACGCAGACGCAAATAGTCCAGACTTGGATGTGTCTCCAAGCTCTTCAATCAATTCTGGAGATGTTTACGATGTAACAGTCGCAGGGACATTCTTCACTACGGCAGTTGAAGTTGGAGACATGCTTACGGCTAAGCAAGATGCTCCCACGACAGCGGCACACTGGGTCATAACGCAAACTAACTTAACAGCGGCCAGTATAAAGTCCCAGTACGAGTCTAATGCAGACACTAACGCGTATACGAATGCGGAGAAGACCAAGGTTGGGCATATTTCTATTACGCAAGCTGTTGACCTTGATACTTTGGAGAGCAATGTTTCGACAAATAACTCTAAGGTTACAAATGCAACGCACTCAGGAGATGTGACGGGATCTACGGAGTTGACTATTGCATCCGGGGCCGTTGATATTGCGATGTTGAGTGCTACAGGGACTCCAGGGTCTACAACGTTTTTACGTGGAGACAATACGTGGTCTGTTCCTGCTGGGTCTGGTGACGTTTCCAAAGTTGGAACTCCTGTCGATAATCAGGTCGGTGTTTGGACTGGAGATGGGACTCTTGAGGGCACTTCGGGGCTCACATACAGTGGAACAGCACTGGATATTACAGGGAACATAACGCTTTCTGGTACTGTAGACGGGATTGATATAGCTACCGATGTGGCTGCCAATACACTGAAGGTTACAAATGCAACTCACTCTGGAGACGTGACTGGATCCGGGGCGCTTACAATAGCAAATGACGCCGTGACATATGCGAAGATGCAGAACGTTGTTGCTGACAATCGAATCCTCGGTAACGTGTCTGGGGCTGGCGGTATCGTAGCAGAATTAACAGCGTCTGATGTCCGTACGATGATTAACGTAGCAGACGGAGCCACAGCGGTAACTGTTAGCGACGTTGCTTACGACGATACGAGTTGGAATGCGAACACGGATGCAGCAACTAAAAACGCGATCCGTGACAAGATTAATTTGATGGATACTGCTATTGGGCTTAACACGGGTAAAGTCACCAATGCCACGCACTCTGGGGATGCTACTGGTGCAACGGCTTTGACGTTGGCCAACGCGGCGATTACAGGCAAGGATACCGTTACAGCTGTTGGAACCGACTATGTTTTGCTGAGTGATACCAGTGATAGTGGAAACCTGAAAAAAGCTCTAGTAAGTGATATGCTAGGTAGTTCTACAAATCCTGGTGGGTCAGACGGTCAAATTCAGTACAACAATAGCAGTGCTTTTGGTGGAACTGCTGGCGCTTACTGGGATGATGTAAATGACATCTTTGTTGTTGGGCCTTCTGATTATGGTGATGCGTATAGCGGTGGTCAGGAGCTTCAGATACAAAGCACTGCAAATGCCCGCATGCTTATTTCTTCGTATGGGAATCAGGCGAGTGGTTCGTCCATTTCTTTTGTGAAGAGTAGAGGAACGTTTGCGTCTCCTGCGACTGTAGTAGTAGATGATGTTGTGATGGCGTTGGGTACGGCGGTAAGTACGTCGTCGAATTTTCATGCAACTGGTTCAATTTCGTGTGTTGTTACAGGGACTGTGACTGCGACTGTGGCTCCGACAAGTCTCCTATTTAAAACGAATGATACGGCTACGGCTGCTGAGAGATTCAGAATTACGGATGTTGGCAGCCTTACGACAGGAGGCGAGACTGCTCCAGACGTTGCTCCTGGTGGAATTTGTTTGAATACCGGAAATACTGCGCCGTTTATTTCGTTTAAAAACAGTACGGTTGCGCATCCTTTTACAAGCATCCGAGAGACAGACACTGTGATGATGCAGGGTCTCGCGACAGCGACTGAGGGCGGGGCGCTCTTCCGAGGATTTTCGGAATCGACTACGATACCGTTGAAGTTTGAAGGGTATCAGCAAACCGGTACTACAGGTGATGCTTCTGGTGGTGCAATAACTCTCATCGGCAAGAAGTCTGATGGTGGAACAGGTGCTACGTCTTACGCAGACACCGAGAACTGTATCAGTGTCTTTAATGACGCTACTGGGATTGCATTTATTAAGGGGTCTGGAGACCTTCACCTTGCTGGCGGTGTTAAGGTTGGAGCGTATGACCAGGCAGATGCGGCTGGAGCTATCGAGTGGAATGGCTCCAGTTTTAGAGGCTACACTGGTTCTGCATGGATAGATTTTGGAACACCTACTCCCGCTGGGGCTAACACGCAGATTCAATATAACAATGGTGGGGCCTTAGGGGCTGATGCCAATTTCGTCTGGAACGCTACGAGTGAGTTCCTTGGAATCGGAACGACGACTCCAGCTTGGAAGGTTGACGCACGGACGAGTGCTGCCGAGAATGCGATTATTGGAGCACGTTGTTGGAATAGTTCTGGGTATTCTGCGATGTTTGTTCTGCATTCTGGGCGCGGGTCTGAGGGTGCGGCGAATGCATTGGTTGATACGAGCCCTATTGGGCAGATTTATTTCCAAGGGCAGTATAACTCGTCTAGCGCACGCAAAGGTGCGTTGCTTGTTGTACGAGCGGAAGAGAACTGGGGAGTATCGAATGGTGGTGCCGGGTTCGAATTTGAAACGACGGCGATAGGGTCTACGACAGCGACTAAGAAATTCACTATGACGGGTGGTGGTGATTTTCAGCTTGCGTCGGGAGGCTTACTCGTTAATGCGTATCAGGCGGCAGATGCGGCTGGAGCCATCGAGTGGAACGGGTCCAATTTCAGAGGGTATACCGGGTCTGCTTGGGTTAACTTGGATACACAAGGTGGCACAACGGCTCCTGGGGGCTCAGATGGGCAGATTCAGTATAACAATGGCAGTGCTTTCGGTGGTACGGCGGGTGCATATTGGGATGATGGAAATGACATCTTTGTAGTTGGGCCTTCTACGTATGCAACAGCGTATGATTCTGGAGAAAACGTTCAGATTCACAGTACTTCTAACAGTAGGTTGCTTCTTTCTACGTATGGAAATCAAGCAAGTGGTTCTGCGATTATTTTTAATAAGTTCAGAGGAACATTTGCATCTCCTGCTGGGGTTATTGCCGGTGATACTCCGTTTAGTCTTGCTAGCATCGTAAAGACGTCTGCTAGTTTGCATGCCGCGTCTTCGATTGTGTGCAAGGTTACTGGTACTGTAACATCTACGGCAGCGCCTACTGACCTTATTTTTAATACGAATGCAGGGGATACAGCTACGGAAAAATTTAGGATTACTGGGCCAGGAGTTTTGACCACTGGAGCTGAGCTTTATCCTGATACTGCGTCAGGCGGTATGTGCTTAAACACAGGAAGCGATACGTCTCCGTTTATCACTCTGAAAAACAGTACTGTTGCACATGGTTTTACGTCGATTAATGAGACTGATACGGTTTGTTTGTTTGGTTTGGCGTCTGGTACAGCGGGTGGAACGATTATAAGAAGTTTTTCAGAGGCTTCTACTACTCCAGCGTTGTGGTTCGATGCCTACCAGACCAGTGCGGAGAATAGGGATGGCAGTCCTGGAGCCATAAATTTTGTTGTTAATAAGTCAGACGGTGGCACGTCGAGTGCCGCATTAGCAGTTGACGAAAACATTGCAACCTTCCAGAATGGATCCGTTGTAAAGCTTGTTGTTAAGGGGTCTGGAGATCTTATCTGCGATGCTGGGATGGAGCTTGGAGCTTTTGGGCAGACTGCGACATCTGGGGCTGTAGAATGGAATGGAACAAACTTCAGAGGCTACAACGGTTCAGCTTGGGTGCACTTGGATAAGGGGAATAGTCCGATTTATACCCTTACGTATGGTGCAAGTTTAGCGCCCGATTTTAATAATGGACCGATACAAAAAGTGACGTTAACGGGAAGCCCTGATTTTGATGCTCCATCAAATTTACAAGATGGAGCGGTTTATCGAATAATTCTAATTCAGGATGGATCGGGCAGTAGAACTATTGCAGACTGGTCTACCGATTATCATTGGGAAAATGGTACTTGGCCAACATTATCGACAGCTGCTGGCGCAGTTGACATCGTTACTATGATTTCGACAGGTAGTGTAGTGTACTGCTCCCTCCAGCATGACTTTAAGTCTTATACTCCGGCATAGGCGTTGGTCCCTTTTCTTGTTTAGCCTTTAGTTGCAATTATTATAGACCTTTGCAGCAGATCATGATTAACTGTCGTTAACTAATAACCCTCAATCCAGGAGTCCGTAAAAATGGAAATTACCAATGTCCACCTTGAGCAACTTGCTCCTATTTTAAACACTCTGGGAGAAATTAGACATCCGATGTTGGCGTATAAGGTTGCTTTGTTACAACAACAAGTGACCCCTGTAATCGAAGCAATTGCAAAAGCCCGTACGCCGGTAGAGGAGTATCAAGTGTACTTACAAAAGCGTGATGCATTGTGTCAGGTTCACGCTGAAAAAGATGCGGTAGGAAATGCTAAAAAAGAGAGAGTACCTGTACAGAATCAACAAGGGTGGGCGACGCGCTACGTAATTCCGAATATGGAAAAATTCGTAGAAGAAGCAGCGGTCCTAGAAAAAGAATACGAGGATGCGCTGGAAAAAGAAACGGTGCGTCAGACATCGTTATTGGACCTACTTACCTCACCCGCTGGACTGGAGTTTAAACATAAGATCAAGTATTCTTGGTGTAAGGATGCCTTAACGGGTAACAGTATGTCACTCCTCATGGCTTGTGGTATTCTTGACGTGGACGAAGACTTGGAAGACGAGCCAGTAAAACCTGCGTTGACTGCGGTAGACGACGAGGAGTAAGCGGATGAGAGGAGTGTGGGTCTATGTCAATAAAGCTAATCGGTGGTTACGGCCACCTCGCACACGGGCATCATAAGTACGGCGCCCAGGACAGCAACGATTTTCAATATCCCACTCCTCAACCGATAGGTCCCAGGTTCAACGGTTCACGCCCTCAGGCAGGAGCTTATGGCGTGTCTGTTTCCCAATGGATTACGTACGAGCTTTACTACTACACCAGCAGTTTTAACATTGATCCAGCGCTGCTGCCTTCCGATTTACCCGTAGAAATAAGCGAAGATGGGGGAGATACGTGGTCTCCTGCAACTTCAGCCCCGTATACACTGACTGCACGCCCAAAAGACGGCCAGATTCTTTGGATAAAAATCGTCAAAAATGGGGATTGGACCGATAACTCGCAGATTATGATTCGAACTACGATGCCGGATGAGTATGGGCAACCCATAACGGGAACTGTACCGGTCAGGTGGGAGTAAGCTTATGTCGTATACATGGCATTTTTATACCGGAAGTCCGGGATTTACGCCGGAGCCGAGACACTGTTATCGTGGTCCAATGATTGACGTAGAGACTGTTATGGCAGCTCCGTATACGTATCTAAATCAGTTTAACCCTATCCGTAAGCGGTTGCTAGATAACATTGTTAACGATACGTACCAGCAAGCACCAATTCAATCGGCGTTAGCCGTGCAAACACGGGAGGTAGTACTCCGTGTACTAAAAACATCTCTAGGTCCTATTTTCGCACGCTTAACTCCGCGTAAAAAACAGTTGGAAGCGGATATCTGTGAAAAACGGAATAGCATTACAATTGAAAATGCGTTGGGAAATGTAACACCGACTTACTTGAACGTGCTTCAGGCGTTAGGGCCTTACGGGGTTCCAAGACCACAAATTGAGCTGTTGCGTGCCGCGTTGGAGTCTCAGAGTCCTGTGCTGCGCGTATCAGGTAAATGTGCGACAGTTCTGTTGTTGTCCTACATTGAGATGGATTATCATAATGGGTAGTTACACTGTAAATACGCCAAAGCAAGCGGGATGGTTGGTTTACATCAATGGGCTAGAAATTCCAGTTATGGGGTTATCTGCGCATTTTGGGGTATGGCAAGCGCCGACCATGACCTTAGAAATGGTTCCGCATCCGATATTAACTCGGATTGGTTCCGAAGATCGTTTGCAAGTAGCGGTTTTCTACTTAGACCACCACTGGGACCCTCAGAATCCAACGTTTCGATTGCTGGGAGAGTACGAAGTAGTTGGCTGGAGTTACCGAAATACACCTAGAGCTCGGTCTATAACGCTGTCTTGTGTTTCACAGCTACAGATTTTTGAGCAGCTCAAGTTTTTCTATATTTCATCTCTAAATGATGCCATGCGCGGCTTGGGACCAGCTAACTCCTCTGCCGGAGACGTTGCACAGTCTGTTAAGGTTTTGTATCCGGCTTCGTTATTTCGGGAGGGATTAACTACTCCGGCGGTTCAGGAGTCTTCTGGGACGGGAGGAACGGAAACAGTAAATGTCGATGCGTACATTAAACGCCCCATCGATTTTGTTATTAACATTTTTCGGGCGTTGTTATCTGTTCCGTCTCCTGACGTAGCCGACCAAGTACGTGTAGATGTGGGGAGTGGGTATGTTCCGCAAACCGCAACGTCAGTACCGGGTAAAAACTTCTTTGCGCGGTGGTTAAAAATGACAGGATTTCACCGTCGATGGGCTGCACTTCCCCTTTTAGAGGATACAGGAGCTGACGGTTGTTTTCCTTTAGTGAAGGCGACGCAAGATACACATACAATGTACGCGCTGCAACAGCAAATAGGCGATAGTGTAGGAGATTCTGGGACAGCTTGGCAGTTATTACAGCAGGTGTTGGGGTACATGTACATGGAAATCTGTGCGATTCCAGCTCCTGCTGCGGCAATCACTACGAAAACTACGGGAAGAATAGCTCCACCGTGGGGAAATATTGCGACAGTATCTGAGGGAGAAGTAGCGTCGATTCCTACGTTTTTTGTCAAGCCTATGTGCACCTTTGCTCTTCCTCCAGCATGTAATGTCATTTTCCCATCGATGATTAATCAGTACACGTATCAAGAGAACTATATTACACAGCCTACTCGAATTTATCTTGGTGAGCAGTTTATCTCTCAAGTGATAGCGCCAGACCAAAAAAACCCCTCTATGTCTAACTTTGTGCAAGGTTTGATGGTGACGGGTTATCCTGTTGCGGTACGCAAACGAATGAAGGACTTGCTAAGTAAAACGCCTGAAACGTCTAATAAAAACTTCCTATTGTTCGCTGAGGAGTTTTACAAAGGTCCTAATAGTCGACAGCTAAACGCCCCTCCCTGGATGTATATGCTACAGCAAAACATGCAGGCAGATAAAAGTGGCAAGGACATTACAGCGGAACAGAAAGCTTACTTCAACAGTTCCATCGATGCTGAGATTCAAGAGGATCTGTCTTCTGGCTTGGGGGCTCTGTTTGATACGTATGCGAAGTACGAATATTATCGAGCACGCTATGCGGAGCGTAATGGAGGGGTGAACCTTCTTTGGAATCCTTATATCGTTCCAGGCTTTCCTGTTGCGGTATTTGACCAACATGGCTCGGGATTTGACACAATGGGTTACGCAAACACTGTGAGTCATAGTCTGTCTGCTTCAGGAAGTATGACGACTTCTGTGGGACTTACATTCGTACGGTCTATGCCTGAGTTTGTAGGGCTGACTTCGGAAGAAGATGCGAACCTCGATATCGATATTGCTCCCGCAGAAGTTATTCCGGAAGTGCGCGATGCGTTTCAAAAGGCGACCCAAGCCCACGTACTGTACCGAAGACTATTCTACAAGGATGCACCGATGAAAAAGTCGGCTGTTTTTGATTGGAAGGCCATGTTGAACCTTGTGGACAGTCGGTTTGGTAATCCATTAGACCCTGATTTGGATGCGTATCGGATTGATGAATCTGTACAGCTCTCTCCCAAGGAAGAGTTTAAGAGCTTATTTGAGGGGTATGACGCTGCTATGCGTTACGCTTCACGTCCGGCATGTTCATTGAAGGAATACATCGAAGCTTGGCACGGTAAATCCCTAACGGAACTGATTAATACTAAAGAAGTTCGGGGAGAATATGCGTCTTTTTATAGTCCGACGAACGACGCAAATGAAACAAAAGGTGCGGTATTTTGGGGTCGCATCTATAAGTTGACGCAGGGTCCTGGCAATAATCCTGGGGTGAAAGTGTCGAACATGGGTCCTGGACCGGAGTACTCAACGGTGGGGGCTGATACGTGGGAGACAGTGGATACGAGTCAAATGCCACAGACACGTGCGAATTGGGATAAGAAACTCGAGGAATACCGTAAAATTGTAAGAAGCGAAGACGGCAGAATATCACCCCAGGTGTAGGTGCAATGGAAAATAGGCAGCAACAGGACTTAGAACTATGGCGGGAATGGCGGAGTACCAATAGTCCGCAGACGCTAGAGAAATTACTGAATAGGTTACAGCCTCTCATTAGGCGGGAAGTTTCGAAGTGGGGTGGCACTGTTCCGCCTGCAGCGCTAGAGTCGAAAGGTCGCTTATTGACGGTAGAGGCTTTAAAATCGTATGACCCAAGGATGGGTGCAGCAATAGGTACGCATGTGACGGCTAGGCTGCGTAAACTTTCTCGACACGTATACCCGTATCAGAACGTGGCACGCTTGCCTGAAAATCAACAACTCATGTTTAATACTGTGAATGTCGCACAGAACCAATTGTACGATGCCTTAGGAAGAGACCCTACTGTGACAGAGTTAGCAGATGAACTCAAGTGGACACCTAAAAAAGTGTCAGATTTTCAGAGTTCATTTGGTCAGCGTGAGTTGGTTGAGTCTGAAGGAGCGTTTTTAGAAACAGATACGGATGATTCCACTCTGACCGATTTTTATTATCACGGATTGGCTCCGGACGATAAACGGCTGTTTGAAGATATCACTGGATATGGTGGCGTAAAACCTAAGACCAATACTCAGCTGATGAAGAAGTACCGGGTCACACAAGGACAGCTCAGTTACAAAAAGCGTAAGTTTGTAACGGATATTAAGAACATACAGCAGGGGAGACGTTAATGGGTCGTGGGTTATCTCCAACGCAACTTGCTAAATACGAGCAGTTAAAGGAGCAAATGCCTGTGGACCTTGTTCCAGGGTTTACGGTGCAAACTACAGGATCCGTTACGCCTGAGTCGCCGTGGGTAAAGCGCATGAGTCGTTATTCCAAAGATTTAGGGACTAACGCTTATGCGTATTTTAACTATGACACTAGCGGAAAAGGCGGAACAAAGAAAAAAAGAAGAAAGCCGCGTAGGATTGTGAGCGCGGAAGGGTTTCCCCCTGGTATTTCTGTGTCATATGCGTTTCCGCCTCCCTTTGCGTACAAAACCCCGTATAACTTGCGGGATGTAAAGCACTTTGTAATGCACTCGTTTGGGCATATGTGGCATGCGATGAAAGGCCCAGGAACTCAACATCGGTGGTTTAATAATTATAAAAGCGGACGTGGAGTTGTTGCGCATAAACAGCCGGATGGGAGTACGATTTACATCGCGAAAGGGTCTGACCCTGAAACGATGGCGCATTATACACGCTTTTCCGCCGGTTTGCGAGCTTGTTTACACTCCGCCGCACAAGCTACGGCGCATTTTTTTATCGACCGTGCAGGAAACCTGGTAGTAGTTGGTGATTGTAACGACATCATGTGGACTTCCCAGGGTGTAAGTATGACGAGTGTCGGTGTTGAAATGGAAGAAGCGTTCTACGTTTTGGCAGACACTAAGGGTAAAGGGAACGAAGCAGTTTGGCGCCCTGGTGGGAATCCTCCAGGGACAGCAGGCAACATAGAGTACTTTGCTTACTCTCCACAACAGATGCTGACGTTGAGCATCTTAATTCGTAAGCTTGAAACCCGATACCCGCAGTTGAAAGAACGCAATATATCGTTTAAGCCCCGCTCGTTTACCAAGAATGACGCGGCTGGTTACACGATGCATGACTGGATTAAAGGGTCTTCCCATATGGATATATCGCCTAATTTTAGGACCCAAGACCTATGGGATTCTTTTTTTGAACTAGTAGATGCGCAGAACCACATTACGAAAGATATGTGCTTTCGTGCCGCGACGTATCAAGAGTCTACCCTTGGAGACCTCAAGCAAAAAGATCCAATATCTACAGAGACGCTTACGGCAATGACCGAGAGGTTGTATAACACTGCAAAAGAGACCGGTGTAGCGCAAGATAGAGCGTCTAATCTAGCGGCAGTTACTAAAAAATCAGTAAATAGTACAGCAGGTAACAATGCCGTTAGGGCCTCCCAACAAGTAGCTAAAGAGGCTGCAACGACAATAAGTGTTGCGCAAAAAACACAGAACCCAATAGTGGCACTTCCGCAGAATCCTACAAAATTAGATGACGGGTTTATCGCGGGAAGTGACGATATGTGGAGTTACTCATGAGCGGATACGATATTCATTTTCAGCCGGTACCGGCATCGGAAGTCCAGGGTTTTAAATGCTTTGAATTTGGGTACCAATCCGCCTTAAAAGTGAGAGGGCCACAAGCGCTAATTAATCGGTGGGTGAAGACGCTCATGACTCCTCTCGGAAGTGACCCGCTAGACCCATCAGGAGGCACATCTTTTGGAAACTTGATAGGGGCTAACGTTGGAGGAGTTAACGTAAACCTTCAAGATTTAATCAATATTTCGTTCCAAGAGGCCAGCACCCAAGTCAGAGAGCAGGACCTAGAGGGGTATTTCTCCGATGATGAACGGTTGCAAAGTGCAGAACTGATGGACTTTGAATCCGTCGCAGATGGTTTTGTGGTTTGGGTTTTAATCAAAAACGTAGCGGGTGATGCTTTACCTGTTCCGCTAACGACACTTGCGACAAGGTAGGACCATGACTGAATACACACTATCCAGTAAAGACCTAGTAGATGCAGAGAATTTTTTAGTTGAGTTTCAGTCTGAAATGGTTCCGGAGGCTAACTTAGAGCGTGGCGGAGCTGTTCGCGATATCCTTATCAAAGGGTTTGCATGTATGTACGCGTATCTGCGCGGGGAGGTTAATAACGTTGCCGCGCGCCAATCTCTCTTGAAGATTAAAGAGTCTTTAACGGATGAAGATGACATTTCGGATGCGGTGGATGAGATACTATCTAACTGGTTCATTTTTCGTAAAAGTGGTACCGCGGCTACAGTTATTGCACGACTCCACTTTACCGAAAAGCGCGCGCAGTCCATCCCCGTGGAGACGGTTTTTTGGAGAACAAATACGGCGCGGTTTGTGATTGATACGACAAATGACACGTACATCGTTACAGAGTCCCAGCTGTTCCCTATCTTTGATACATCTGGAACGTTATTGGACTATGTAGTTGATATCCCACTAGTTTCTATAAATGCTGGAACAGGCTATAACCTGGACCCCGGTACATTTGTGCAGGTGGATGCGCCGGGTGGATTGCCCTATTTCAGCTATGCGGAGCACCTAGAAACTTCATCGGGTGGAACAGATACCGAGTCTACGGATGAAATGATTTCGCGAGCAGAGACGGCTATTTCTGTTCGGAACTTAATTAATAATCGGTCTTGTGATGTAACACTTCAGGAACAGTTTCCTGCCATAACAGGAACTCTCACGATTGGAATGGGAGAGCCGGAGCAGATACGGGATCGTCGTGTGGAAGTTGGGAGACATCTGCAGTTGCATACAGGTGGTTGTTACGATACGTATGTGTCCCTACCGACTGTGACCACGGAGGAGAATTTAACCGTAGGGGGTTATTTTGTTCGACCGGATAACTTAGCGGTCGTATTCAGGGACCCAGAATTAACGTACGACCAAGGACGAACTTTCACCTCCTTGGGTGTTCAAGCGGGACACATTCTTTATCTTCGTGCGGGATTAACGGGTCTTCCTCGTTCTTTTCAGATTGTGAGTGTGAATGACCATGAGTTGAGTGTCAGCGATGCCACACCATTTCCCGCTGCATCCGATGAGTCCACCCCTAATGCTGTTCGGTATTCTATTGGTTGGTTGAATCCTGGGTATGCGGAGATTGAGCTTGAGTCTGGAGTTTACGACCGTATAGCTCTTCCTAGTGTGGCACCCGCTACGGCATCGGTTCCATACGGAACTTCGCGCCGGTTGCAATCTCCAGGCACAGTAATGCTTAGCGGTAAGCCGGTGCAGGACATTCAGTGGGTAGAACTTACGGATCCACCTGCATCTTTATCGTCTTTGGTTGACCCTTCAACTGGAACAATTATTTTTTACGTACGTACGAATACAGCACCGGTACCTACAACCTCTCCTCAGAGTTTACAGTATCAGGTGATCGTAGAGAACCCATCGCAGGCACAGTCGATGCGGGCCATAAACAAGATTTATTTAGGTGGGATAACAACGCCTCCCTCGTCAGATTACGATACTTACAATCTCCGCGTAGCGTACACGACGTTACAAGGATTTACTGCGGTGGATTCATATGCGGTCGATCGTAATAACCGAATAGCAGCTGCAAACCATTTGGTTCGTGCTCGACATCCAGTATTGCTTACACTTAACATCCCCTACCGCCTAAAAACTACAGCATCTGGGACGGTAGACCACGAGGCTGCGGCGGTGTTAGTCGCGAATCATATCAATTCTTTTGACCCGGATGACGACCTCGATGTATCTGATATTTCTTCTTTTGTTCGACAAACCTACCCGGATATTGGTGCGGTGTACCCCCTTACGGCGTACTATGTGCTGAACGCACCGGACGGACAGCAAATATCGTTTAATACGACGGATATCGTATCGATCTTTAAAACAAACTCCAATGGAGTATCCATAGTAGACGCTGCAACGATAACTCCGCCTCAAGATCTATTGAATAGGGGGATAGGTCCTTCGTTAGCTTCTACCATTAACACGCTAACGGGCGACATTATTACCGAAGAAGGAAACGTACTGGACTGGTTGACGTACCTTGGAGTCTCTGACCGTACGGTTCACTACACTACAATAAATACGATGATCACGTTTGAGCTGAGGAGCTAAGATGTCTTTTGATACCGGAGATAAGAATTCCGTATTGTTTACCGGGCTCTCTGGCTTTTGGCAGCGATTCTTTAAAGATGCGCAAGACATCGAAGCGTATTACAGGGCGTCGGAGTCATACCTCGGTCAAGTTTATCTAGACCTTCTGGGAACGATACTAAACATTGGAGTAGTAGATACTCCCGTGTTTAATAAGGAAGTCTGGAAGCTCTTTACGTTGTTGGAGACAGACGTACACATACGATCAGATTTAAGTAGCTTATCAGGGCAGTACGCTTACTCCCTCCCAGATGACGTTACATCTGTGGATGTGCTACAGAATTCGATATTAAGTCCCACCATTTCATTGGAACGTGACGAGGCTTACACCCTAAATGTGGAGGAAGATTGCCTTTGTTTCTTGGATGATCCTTTTAATGCGTATCTGGGAACTGATAACATTTATATGCCTACTCCCGGAACAGCGTATCGAACGGTGCGAAAGGCAGTGGGAAACGCAGCGTATGACCTTGCGGTTAAACTGTATGACAACAGTACATTTAACACGGGGTACGCCTATCGAGATTTTGGATTAGAGCGGGGTTGGACCTTACGCATATTGGCTCATAGCGGGGCAGAACTTACCGCTGGCGTTACGGGTTCTATCGTAAATAACCCGGGAAGTGTATATTTTGACGCGCCAGGAATTGGGACGGGAAACGTAGGAGACGTCATTCATGTTTATGGACATGATGGGTCGGTGGGTGCAGCTGACGACGTCTGGAAAAACTTTTACATTGTAAAGACTATTATATCTCCAGACCGTGTGGAGTTAGACCCTAATGCGGTACCGAATACGCTTATAAGCAGTACCACCAACTTGTACTGGAAGTTAAACAGATCAATCTACTTTACCGTGAATGGGACGACTCCGTTTAGGGACTATACCGTTGACTATTACGAGGGCTTAAAATTCATTGGGTCGGTTGATAATCCTTTTCCACTAGACTTGAATGGGCCTTTGGTCGCTGCGTTGATTCGTGAAGAGCCCGATTCGGAAGTTACTGGCGTAAATTTAACGTATCAGACCGCTGTTAGCGGCGTAGTTTCTCCTCCTTTTGTCGTTGGCGCGCCAGGCACAACGACGCAGGTGACGTTAGGCACGCAACCTCTTGTGCCTGGATCTGTCAAAATCTACGCGTATAAGTACACCGAGGTATCCCCGTCTAGCTCTATAGCGGTAGTTGAGGGGGAGGATTACACCGTAGATTACATGCGCGGAGTAATACACCAGACGGCCTACTGGGACGTGAGTTCATTAGGGCGCTGTGATTTTCAAGTACAAGCTCAGGTGCGTCTCTATGGTGGGATTAGCATTGAAGAATATGCCGTGGGAAACGTACGACAGTTAGCGTATTGGGCGCCGGAGGTTCAAGTAGACCGGTTTAACCTTTGGTACGTTTATGGGTCGTTGGTAAATCGGTTTGATGCTTCATCGGAAGCGTATAAGGCGTTTCTCCAGGGAATCATGTATCTGTACATGACCGGGCCAGTTCTTCAGCGCATAGAGTCTGCGCTTAACGTTGCTGCGGAGTATCCAGTAGCTATGAGGGATGGCGAAATTCTACTTACATACGATGATGGAGTCCTAGCAAGTGGTACGACGGCTAGCCTAGACGGAACGACTGATGAAGTCTCTATCCCTACGGCAGATTATACGTTAAGTGCTGTCGATATTGGAGGTTACATTATTCTTTCGGAGGCTCTGAATGACTCTAATGAAGGTAAGTTTCGGATTGTATCTGTGGATACTACCAACAACACCGCAACTCTCGAAACTTCGTATGGCTTGGTCACCGAAACACCCGTGGCCTGGGTCATCACCCACACGTATACAAAAACGATTACGACCAATCAAAGAGCGTACGAGTACCCGTACAGTGTCCCTATTCGAGAAGATATTGTAGACCAGGTTAACTGGAATACACTTTCATTTTTAGCTTTTGAGCCCTTAACGGATGCATTCAGGGTGACAGACTACGTGGAAGACCCGACATGGTGGAACAATAGCGTAATTCCACCATTGTTGTGGGATGCTACTAGTGCGCGGAGGAGGTCTTCCTCACAGTTGTATGAGCACATTATTGCTCCTCGTGATGATGCGCATATCGGAGACCCGGGGCTTTATATTGGAGCTGATGAAGCTGGAGTAGTACGTAGGCCAACAGACCCACGAGATTTAACGGTATTTGGGATCACGTGGCAAACGGGAACAACAGTGCGGTACACATTTAGTAAGTACCCCGATCTGAGTGACATCGATATTACTGCGGGAGTGACGATAACCGTGTCCAATTCTTTGAATGCCGCCAATGACGGGACATTCACGGTGACAGCGGTGAATCTTTCAGAGTATTGGTTGGAAGTTACGAATGGGGGGCGCACGGATTCCTCGCTGGATGAAGGGGCTACAACAACAGCTACAGCAGCGCTAACTGGGGCTGAAATTCCTCTAGGCATCCTACGGCACAACGCAGCGTATATTATCTTCGACCAATATCTCAAGATGCATATGTATTATATCCATTTTGACGTTGGGTTGGACCTCAGCGCCAATTTCCGGGAAGACCTGGAAGAGATAATTTTAGTAGCTAAGCCGTCTTATCTGTATCCTGCAGTGGATACCAATGCGCAATTTATTGATAATGTTGGCCTGACTTCGGACTTCACGAATCTCTTTTCCCTCTTGTTTGGCGGTAATACAGACGGGGGTTTGAGCGATTTACACATTGCAAACAATGTCTTAAACGTGAATGACTCGGATTTTCCCTGGCAGATTGGAGAGTTTTATAAGTACAGTACGCAGGCTTTAACTCCTACTGTAACAGACCCTATTCCCGTAGGAACTACTATACTTCCTTCTTTGCCTGCGGAGTGTTCTCTGCTACGCCTGACAATTGGAGCGACGCGTACTGCAGACGGAGAGCCGGTATTAGAAGGCCGAGACTATACTGTAAACTGGTTAGCAGAATACCCGGTCGGAACACCTAATCCGATACGGTGGCAAGTAGAATTTTTGACAGAGTGTACTGCGGGAGGGCTTACCCTTCCTTTGAGTTGTTTCATTGCGGAACGTCTCGTTGGGACGTACAACACAACTGAAGGGTGGACCCCGACGTTTATTGGAGGGCTTAACCCTTGGTATATACGCAATGGAGCCTTAGACCCGACGTCTGGAACGTACACGACAGAGTTTGATGCGTTACGAACTGAGGTTATCGACCGCCCCATACAGTTAACAGTGGTTCCTGATACAGCAACTCCCACGGTGTCCTATACTTACCCGTAGACCCGTGTTAAACTGGCACAAAGTAACAGGGAGAAACAATGAATTTCCGTACGATTATCGAACGTTTTAAGAAGCCCATAGGACAAACTGATGCTGGTCTTTGGGGTGATTTTGGTGTGCAGGTCTTTGATGTTAGTTCGGGTACTCCGAGACGTATTTTAAACATCAGAAAGAAAAACCAAATTACCAACGATGGGCGTGCAGCCCTTTTGGCTTTGATGGGTACCGGTGAACCTGGAACTCCACCCATATCTGGAGGAACCTTATCTACCGCCGACGAAACGCGACGAGCGAATCAAATCTGGTCGATAGCTGTAGGTACAAATCCGACGACGCCAACGGTTACGGATACTCTAACTACTATGACGCCAGTTTGGAATCAGCCTTTTACGTTTGCATCTGAGTGTGTCATTGTAGCGACACCTCCTAATAGTTACTATTTGAATATCTCAAAGACGTTGGGAACGACTGACGCGAACGGAAGCACGTTGGTTGAGGCTGGGATTCTCACCCGAGGTGATGATGATACGCCTGCGAGTTCTACGACTAAAGCATTGTATGCACGACAGGTGCATTCACCGATAGTGAAAACTTCGACGATGACCATCCAGTACGACTGGCAACTCGGTATTACCATCGCGTAAAAGGAGATATCAGCATGGCTGACCAACGTATATTTTTTGAACAAGGTTCACCTTTCACGGGTGATAGCGGTGAACGGGGGACGAGCACCGAAGGCGTAGCGTCTGTTAAACCGGTGAATGACGGGGAACGTGCGGAAAAAACAACGTTTAATCGACCGACAGAAAATTTAAGGCTTAGAACGGAAGTTCTTCGTACTGCGGGGGAGGATGCCAAATATCTCCTGGATAGTGACATAAAGTGGATTATCACAGCCGGTAACGCGGATGGTCTTTCTCCTGGTCCCTTAGCCATGCCCGGCATCAGTGCTTGGGACCCCGTCGGCGGGACGTTTACTACATCTGCGGCTATTGTAGTTCAGCCAATCAATACGCCAGATAGTGATAAGCAGGAGACGAAGACTTATTCGTTTACTGATGGTCTGTCTCAAACGGCTAGTATTGCCTTTACTCCGTTGTCCGATTCGAATCCACCTGTTTCAGGTGTGGTACAGAAACGGGCGTATAACGGTGCAAACTTAATCCGGATTAAATGGGTAGAGGTAGAGCCCGCAGCGCTTTCGTCGGCGGTAGTTCCTAATTATTGTGATGTTGCAATCACAGGGGATCCTGAGCATATTCTTACGATTACGATTCGTAATGATGATACCACGCAGATGGCGAATGTGAAAACGGCGTTAGAGACGCTGGAAACTGCAGCGGGTCAGCTAGGGTCTATTGGTTTGGGATTCGTGATTACAGGAACGGTTGCTACAAGCCTTTTGTATGACCCCATTCCGGATAAAGACTATAGAATGACGGGAACGTTTGAACGGGAGGTGCATTATATACCTTCTGCGACGTTTGTAAACTTTTTTGCTATTCCGAATTCTTTGTCTGATGGAGATACCTTATCTGTTCATTTTTTGAATCTTTTTACAGAGGACAACTCTGCGGCGCAACCGACAGGCCGACGAGAAAGTGTGCCATCGAATAATACCCCATCGTTTCCGGCTACGACAACGGTGGCATCTAGTCAGTTGTTTATCACGTCTACTGCTACAGATGTTTACAAGATTCCGCTGTCTATCCCGCTCTGTAAACGTATTGGAGACGATCTCTATTGGATGGACGGAACAGTTGTTTTGGGTACGCAGTCTAGCTTTCCGGTTTATTTTGGAGAGAATGGGCGTACGTCTGAACGCTTTGATGACTTGTTGGCATCTGATGCGACAGTAACAGGTGATTGGCTCTTCGAAGGCGGATTGTCTGCCGGTACGCTTAGAGACGATGGGTCAACAGGGCACCACATTTTATTTTCTGATTCGGTTACAGCTGGGGTTGTTTCCGACGACATTCGCCCCGTGTATAACGAGTATACAGTAGGGCATACTGTTACGGGCGATGTTCAGAATACCTATTCGCGTCTCGCAATAGGTGCAAGTGTTACTGGAAATGTTAACGGTATTTATAATGAGTTAGTTGTAGCAGATACTATAACTCTTAACTCAATTGGCTTACACACCGTAGTGACTTGTACCGGAGATCCTGGGGATGTGTTGTTAGGGGGTTTAACAACCGTTACTGTGTCGGATACTGGCGGAGGCGAAGTTATAGATGAGATTTATGCGCAGTCGCATGTAACTACGTTTACGGGAGAAATTGCTAACGCCAAGGCAACGGATGTTGGAGGGTTAAAAGCTACGTTGGAGCTCCAAGGGGGAGACCTAACACGTGCTAGAGGGTGCTATGTTTTGGTACCGTCTACTTCGGGAGTGTCAGCTACCGTGGGGTACGTAACAGGATACGATGTACTCCTTGAACCGCCGTCAACCTTAACGATAGCATCAACTATGACGGGCATTAATGCGGATGTGCACGCGTATAATGCTGCGGTATCAACCCTTAAAGGGTTAGATATCGATGTTAATAATACTGCAGCGGTAAGCAGTGCAATTTATGGGACACGGGTTGCTGTAGATTGTGATGCGGCTTCAGGCGTTTTGTACGGAAGTTATTTGGATGTAGATTGTAGTGCCACGTCTACATCGATTACAGGTCAACGCATAAATGTCGACGCTAGTGCAGCAGTTGGGACCTCTCTTGTTGGACAACAAATTGCTCTTACGCCTACGGTAGCTGCAACTGTTGGGCTTATGTTGGCTGGGATTTCGACAACTACCACTGCTAACTCTGTGGCATCTAGCGTATATGGCATTAGAAATGTTCTTAATAGTGTGGCAGATACGGCGGCTACCGCTATTGGGATTTATAATTATCTTAAAGTAGATGCGCAGCATTCTACAGCCGCATACGCGAATAAATCAGAGTTAGAGATAGAAGGTACATCCAGTCTATCCTCGGGCCAGTTGTACACCCATCAAGGTGTAGTAACCGTTCAAGGGTCAACAACGGAAACGCAGATAACGGATGCTGGGGGGATGCACCTCCAAGTAAACCTCGGCGGCGGTGCTATTTCAAGTAACGCGGATGGTTTATTTATTGACGTGCCAAGTACCGCAGGAACGGCTGCTACTGTAAGTGTTTTGTCTGGATTGCGCCTAGCTATGACGCAACCTTCAACAGTAACCGCTACGGAAGCTTATGGAGCATTCGTCCTCTTCAATAACACTAACGGCCCCACAGGGGATGGCAACGCCGCTGGCCTATATGTAAGTACAGTAGCAGCTCCTAGAGGGGTCGATATCCAAGTAGACGATGCGACGTATGGACAGTATCTGGCTACCACAAATACCGCAACCTCTCTTATGATTGACACGGCGGATGCTACGATTCCGTTGCGTGTAGGGGCCGGGGGAAGCACGGCTTACAGTAGGATAGATCGTTCATTGGTAGTAGGGATGGGAGGAACACCCCCAACCGATAAAGTAGCTCTGAATATCGCGGGTGCGTTCCAAACGGATGTCACGACCCTTGCGACGTCTTCGTTGTCGGGTACCGATACGATTGATGCAGAGAATAAATCTGTAATATACGTGACAGGCACTGATGCTCCAGGTAGTTTCCAAGATATTGCAACGTTATCCAACGGGGTGACAGGCCAATGGCTCATCATTATTAATGATACGGATAGTGGCGGGCCAGATTCGGTAGATTTAACATTTGTCGAGACGGGGAATATTAAAATAGCAGGTGCGACATCGACCATCATCTCAACAGGAGAGGCTATTCAATTTGTTTATGCTAATGCCAAGTGGTGGGAAGTATACCGCGGAGCATAGCAACTTAATCCTAGTCAAAGACTTGGATTGACGCGCAAAAGTTAAGAAAGGCAGAACAAATGCTACCGAACGAGAGAGCTGAGATACAACTGGACCTGGAGAAACCCTGGTATCAAAGTAAAAAGTTCCTAGCGTTTTTTTTACTTTTGTCGTTCATGAGTGCTTTCGTAGGCTGCCTTGTCTATTGGAATCTCGACTTCAGTTGGCAGGCAGCTGTGGTCCTTTTGGCTCTCATCTTTACGATGGGAATTGTCACGCTATCTTTTTTGTCTAGTCAGACCAGGATCGATAAGCTGACGAGGGGCATTACGCTCAGCAGCAACCCGACGGAGGATGACGCAACGCGCAAGATTATGATGATTCTAGATGATGAAACACGTAAGAAGCGTTAGAGCAGTTTATCAATGTGAGCGATTTCCGTAGGGATGTACGTACCTTCTTTGTCTTTCATAAACATTACTCTCACACCTACCGCGTCCCCTAAACAAATACTACAGATTCCTCCAGCGGGGTTTCCGTTGTGTTCGAACATTAGAGCGTCGGGGCCTAGGGGTTTTTCACAGTCTTCCATTACACATTTGTTGGGGTCCATTGGGTTTTCTCCTTAGATGTTTGTTATCAAATTCTTGGACAATAGTAACCTAGAAGTCTGGTTTTGCCCCCTAATAACTTTTACGGCTTCGAGTTGTCTCCGGGTTAGCTGCATATCTTTATCCACTAATGCACGGGCTAACTCGGCTAAGCCTGCAGCATCAGCTTCGTCGTGACTGTTTACAATCCATCCTCGATCCTCCGCTACCCTTTTCATAGCTTCTTTCGTGGCAGTACCCTCTCCCGCGAAGAACTTTTTGAGAGAGTTAGGTGGGATTTCGTTAGGGTAAACACTGGGCCAGTATTCTTGCATACAGAATAAATTGTAAGCTCCTCTAATCTGTCCTAGAGTGTCGGCTCTGTTTGTACTGTTTAAAGATGGACCTTCAATACAGATTCCGACAATTTTATCGTCGCTGCACCGAGCGTCTCTTACGAAATTTTTAAAAACGTTACATTGTAAATATAGTAATGCGGGACCGCTCTCTTTAAGAGCTATTCGTAGCGTGTGCTGCTGAACTTCGCCGTCGGTTACACTTATAATAGCTACGCCTGTTCCCCTGACAGACGGGTCAATTCCAATGTAGTGCCTTGTCCTTGCTTTAGGATTGGTCATAGCTTACTATTTTGTGTGAAGTCACATGAAAGGTCAATCATGAGTTATGCACAGATAGATATGGAATTTACCAAGTATTCAGACCCCGGAGGTACTGCGTACATGTTAAATACGGAGATTAATTCAGTTACTTCATCCCCCGATGTCGTTGATACTTGTCTCGTTGTTCAAAAAGGGGACGATACAGCGGCTGAGGAATTGGTTAGTATCGCTACTCGAGACCAGTTGGTTGTTACACCTCTTACGGCTTTGCCCACTACTATCGCTAGATTTTCTTCTCCGTCGCTTGCACTATTGCAAATTGGAGACCCTCTTGCATCCACAACCGTTCAAGCAGGAGATGTTATCCGTGTCACTACACCCGATTTATGGCAACAATTTTTTCCAGTAGGCGCCTCGGTTGATTATACGGTTGTGACAGTAGTGAGCGCTACAACAGTTACGGTGACTCCGGAATTCCCGGCATTCGCTCGAAACCTCACTTTTGAGGTTATTCGCAGTGGGACAACTATTCTACCAACGCCTCCACCGTCAGGGTCCTCTACTGTATACCCGACAGATGGATTGGCAAACAGAGATTACTCAGCGACACCAACAGAAACACAATACCTAGCGTCGTCGCATGTCGATTCTTGGTCTGATTTGACCGTAGCGGAGAACAGAGTTACCAGTCTCAAAACACAAGCAGCGTCTCTCATTACCGAGATGAATACGGCGGAATGGGTTGGGACGGAGAGGGTGGAATACCCATGAGTGTACGTCTAGATATAGAACAGTCGCGTTCGGTAATAGAGGGTCCCATCTACCGCGTGGTTACCGCAGTGGACTACAACCTTGGAATAGATAGAAATATTTTTGTATTCAACGCTGAGACGGATGTTTTTGAGCATGTGGCTACGCCTTGGGATATTGATAATACGCCAACGGACAAACAAACGGCGTTAAATACCGGGATTGACTACTACCGTTTGGACACAGTTACCAAAGACAGTGATACAGTGGCGGAGGCATCTACGTTTGCAGCGTATACGCTCGGACGTATTTCTTCTTTAGCCCAAGCATATGAACTGGTAGAGTCAGATTTTGTAGGCTCCAACACATATTCGTACACAGGAAGTTGACATGGAATTCACTAATATGACCTTGGACTGTTACGGGACTACTCCCACTCCGGATACGGAGGCTTTCAGGATCGAAGCTACAGTCACTACGGCAGGAGAGCTTCCCACTACTGCGCTATTTGTTTACGCTATCGGAGACCCTGAGCGCACGGATGCGGATAATTTTGCTAGAATTGCGAATCCCCAAGACCTACAGAATTTGAGCAGAGACAGGGATGCAGCTATCGCTTCCGATAGAGATGAATACTTAACGTCTTATGCTAGTTTTCAGTACGCAAACTTAGACCAAGCGGTTGAGGCAAAAGCTACCCTAAAAAGTAGGGTAAACGAGCTGGTCAATAACTGGATTTCGTACCAGACTACCTTTATTTATGACACGGGTGTAAGCACTTCGTTTCCGATGTCTGACCCTACGGTCGAACAAGCTCTGATTATAGATTACACAGATGCAAGAAGCGCCCGTATCGTAGCCGAAGCCGCGTTTACGGTAGCAGATATGGCGGTTACGATAGCAGAATCAGAGCTAGACCAATCGAGAGACTATCTCCCACAATTGCAGCGTGCTTCTGCGGCGTTATCTCAGATTAATCAAGACCTATACGATTACTGGAGCAACGTTGTAAGCGAGGGGTCGGTTGCTACACCTAAGCGTTACACGCTGGTATCTACCATTACAGACGACGCAGCTTATTTTTCTAGCGCTGTGCAAACCCAAAGAAACCTTATCGTAGGGCAGGAGACTGCGCTAACGACGGCTAAGAGCGAAAAAACAGAAGCAGCCGCTACGTTGTCTGCCGCACAAGAGGCGGAGGACGCAGCCCTGGCAGCAGTACTTGCTGTAACTCCGGACTTCGACCCCGCCTCTGTGTGACCTTGTTATTTAATACCAGGAATTGTGAATACGACGATAGCTATCCTCGTGTGATGTTTTCTCAAGTGACTCCAGGTTGAGGTATTCCCGAAATACGTCTTCTAGCGTTTTGGCGTTAATGTCCCATGTCAAACGCATTCCGTAGGGGCGATAGGCGTACGAGCTTCCCGAACTATTGAACTTGAAGTACAACGTCCAAGAGTTATTCCACTGAGAATATTCTATACCGAGAGCCTCGTACTGAGTTCGGTGCCATCTCCCGCGCTGCACAGGACTGTAATGTGCTCTGGCTAATTCGATGAGCACCGCTTTTTGTTGTAATGTTAATGCCTTAAAGTTTTTAACCTCAAACACCACGTTGTTACACTGGCGTATAATCTTTTCAGCCTCTTCAAATGTTTCGATACGTTCAAACTTTCCGGTAGTCTTACGGCAGAGACCGAAGGTTAATCCGTGGGACGTATAGCGAAAGGTGGCCCAGTATATTCGACGGTTGTACCGGGCATCCAATTCTCCGGAATTGAGAGCTAGAAACAATAGCTGCTTATTTGTAAACGGGACTTTAGCGTTTTTCACGACGGTGGCATTTGCCTCTTTTTCAGTGTCTACGTACGGCCCCTTACAGAGTTTAATGTAACGCCCTTCGGCTGTATGATGACAGGCTTCGCGAACTAAACACTTGCTACAAGCGTTTTCTCTGAAACGACGAAGTCTTCCGCGTTCTTTCAGCCCTTGGCGTGCTATGCTTGAGTTTTCTTCTACACAGCTGAAGCAGTGATTTGTGTGATGCCGGTAAGGTGACACAAAGTGTGTATCGCGGGTTAGCATAGGGCTCAGATACGTGAATCCTGCGATCATGCTCTTTCTATTTTTTAGGCTCTGTATGGCATCCGCAACGGTTACGTCTACGTCCGCGTTTTCCATCGGTTCCCAACAGTCTTTAAATACGCAATTTGTTTTTGTTTCAGATTCGAAGCAGTTGTCGCATCCTATAATCGCTCGTCGGGGGAGTTTACAGCCGTAGTATACGTCCTGTAATCGGATTCTTTCGGGCTCATTATTAGGCGTAAACAGTATCACGGTATCTTCAGGCTGAGCTTTCTCCAAGCGGGGGACAACCAGGTCTCTCACTTCGCGGGAAACTAAGATTTCGCTGTAGTCGTCTTTTTCGTATCGGTCGCAGGTCATCACACCATAATCCCCCATAAGGGAACGACAAAGTGGGTCTTTCGCTATAGCGTTTATCTCTTCTTCTGTAACGTCTTCGCCATCTTTATGGAAGAACAACGCACAAGCGCTATCTCCATCCTGATCCTCGGCAGCGGTAACAGTAAACATTTTAGTCAGCATTGTTGTGTTACTCTTTCTTTCTGTTTATCCACGGCTCTTTGAAATTCTTTTAAAAGTTTCTGCCCTTTTTCGGGATTTATCTGGTTTACCCAGTTTATTTTTCCACGGAGCCATACGGTCATGTCCGCGACTGAATCCTTTTTAGCTTTTGTAAGTTGCTGATCGAATCCGTGCGTTACGCAGTTGTGGATTATTGCACGCAACTTCATATATTCGTCTCGAGCGTAATTAGGTTTTTCACTGAATACGATGCCTAAGAGGTCTTTCCTGTGATAGCCGTGTGTGATGCGCGTCTTTTTCTGGTTTACGTGGTAACCAGCTTCAACGATGATGTTTTCGATGTCTTTAATGATAGTTTCACGCTCACACTTAGACGGATTAATCCCACAGGTAAACGCAAGGTCATCCGAGTATCGCGTGTACTTCCAACTCCAATCATCTGTTAAACCATAACGGTAATTTAGGTGTTTGACGTAGGCTAGAATCTTACCGTCTAGGCGCTGGTCTGCTACCAGATTGCAAATGGCTCCTGAAGCGGGAGACCCTTGTGGCGTTCTCGTGTACATTTTACTGTCTTGTCCTAGAACATCTTGGACTACTAAAAGTCCTGCTAGAAGGCTGGCTACGGTATGGCTGTACCCTAAACGCTTAAAATAGTTTCGAATCCAGGCTCGCGTAGTAGTATGGAAGAAGTTCTGCAAGTCCAATTTCAAAAAGAGGCCACGTTTAGGGCAGCTGTGGGCTTTAGGAATTACGCCTTTGGTTGCCGTTTCGCAGATAGAACACGACGGGATGTGTTGTAATACAGCCGCTTTCACAGATAAGCCGGTTCGGTATGCTGTGACATGTGGTCCTAATCGATTGTGCATTGGTGTCAAAAAGCGTTCATTAATGCGCTGCAGTAGGAGTTTCATTCCAGGGCTAGGTGCGTGAATTATCCTTTTTCCTTTATTTCGTTTTGGAATTTCTATCACGGTGTACTGTGCTGCAGTGTTATGCAAGAAGTGCCACATCGTTTTGTTTTTGAATCCTAAGTGGTGTGCGAGAGAGCAATCGTCTATTACGTAGGGCATTCCGTTAGGAATATTTGATGGGAGTTCAATAATATCGATTGATGTTTCACGAAAACCTACAGCCATTAGGATTCTCCTGTTCCGGGGGACTTTTTATTGTGGTCGTCGTATGCTACGCGTATTTTTGCGTAGCGTGCGCAAGCTGGCTGGCCTAGAACGCATTTTCCAGCATAAAGTTCGAGAACGTTTTTACACATAGCGCACAAAAGAGGGATTTTCCGAGTGGGTGTGGTTAGCGTTATGTTTGGAAGTTGGACTTTGCGGTTGTGGTTACCATCGATTGCGCGTGTTAGGAAGTACGCTAGCTCTGATTTATACGGTTCTTTTCCTTGGGCTTTCCCGTAAACAGCCCTTACGTGGGTGGGGACAACCATTAACCATTCTTCTGGGTCTTTAATCCATTCGTTAAAAGTTCCGGGGATACCAGACGCAGGTTTGCTTATTCCAATATGGGAAGCTGTGTCGCGCTTTACGCGTGTTTCTCGTACACGGGTAACGTGCAAGTTGCACAGGGCGGCTAGTAGTGGTCGGTCTAGTGGAAGGCTTAGGTAGTATCGAAATAGGCTATCAAATTGTGGGGTTAGGTGTTTTTTACCCAAGTACACCCTATCAAATGGGAAACGAGAGTATTGCGTTACGTCTTCGGTTGCTAAAACCCGTTGTGCAATACGCACGCATAGTATGTGGTCTGACATTAATCCTCCATGCGCAGCACTAGTTTCATTTCTGCGTGAGCGTCTCCTCTTGCTGTTAATACCCAGAAGAGGGGTATTTGAGGGTCTAGGGCCGGGAGCGGGACGGGAGCGTACCCATCTGTAAATATCAACATGAGGTCGAAGGGGCTTCGATGGGGATCTTCGTTATAAGCTTCGGCTATCCAATCTTCTGCGGTGTCTAGTCTGGCGGCATAGCGAAGCGGGCCGTTGAACGATGTTCCTCCGTATCCGTAGCGGGTATTAGACTGGGACATATCCTTCGCATCATCGGAGGTAAGGTCTTCTACGTGCTGAATCGTGCAGTCGAAATGCAGTAACCGGACTGTCACACCCTCTTCCGTCTGCAGAAGTCCGCGGAGTTCTGTACAACAATCTATGAAGTCATCCGTGCTCATACTGGCGGAGGTATCAAACGCGGCCAAGATATTAAACGTAAAGTTGTTTTGGTACCCTGGGTATGGTTCGTATCCCGCTGAGTGGAGCAGCGCAACGCTAGGGTACGCTGTACTTTCGTCCAATTTTTGAGATATAGCAGAACGTAGTTGTCCCCTTAGTACTTCTTGCCAGGGGATTGAAGGGTCCTCTAGTAGTTCATCGATAGTAGATTTGATACATCCGGGTATTACCCCGCGGGCTTTTATCGTTTGACGTGTGGCCGCAGCGGCGATGCGTCGCGCTTCGCGACGTGCACGGTCCATTGCGCGTTGAATTTCACTGTCTGTTAAGTTTTCAAATGTCTTGTTCCAGTCGACCGCCTTATGCTTTTTATTTAATAGGTCTTTAAACCATGAGGGTAGTTTTCCTCTACCTTCTCCATCTCCCTTGCCGTTCTCTTCTCCATCCCCCTTGCCGTTCTCTTCATCCGGCTGTTCGTTTCCTGAGTTACCCGTCGCTTTAGTTTGTTGTGGGTCTTCAGAATTGCTATCTTGAGGGGACCATCCATGTTTTTTGAGGTCCTGGATGAGTAGTACATAATATTCTTCGGCAGTGAGACCACGCGAGTAACCCCGTGATTCCGGCCAAATCAGTTCTTTGCGATACGTTTTGAAGTTCTTTTGGTTGTCATCGACCATCGGACGTAGTGCGAGGTCATTGACGGCCATATCCATCGCGATGTTTAGTACTTCTTTGATTTTAGCGGAGTAGTTGGTGTTTAGTGCTAGGCGTTGGAGGATAATTCCACGCTCTATGTGCCTTAAAATGAGGTGTGCGGCTTCGTGCACAATTACTAGGAGACGGAAAGCTTCGTCTTGTGCTGCAAACCACGCTGGGTCCCATAGCAAGACATATCGACCCTTTTTATCTAGCGTTACGCCACAAGTACCTAGTCCCGGAGTAGCGTGTAATCCACATCCGTTGAGCACTCTTCCGTAAAAGTTGTTACCGCCTCTCGGGCTACAAGCCCACTGTAGACATCGTCCTAATTCAGATTCTGTGTTTGTCATGGATGCTCCTTATATTCTTTTCTGCTTTGATTGGACCCCGGGTAGAGCTATAATTCTGCCTAGGAAACGAGGTAAAAATCAATGAATCATGTGATAGACCAATCGTGCGACGCTGGATTTGCAACTCTTCGAACTCTCGTGGAAAAATATCCCACGTTGCGTACCTTTGCGAAGAACGCCAATTTAGATTCCAGTGAATTCGAAACCCTATCCTCTGACTCTTTTGCCTGGCCTGCGGAACGCAAATTTCCCATACATACGCCACAGCATACGGCTTTGTCTGTTGGTTACAGTAAGATCGCTGCGGAAGTTCCCAAAGGGGTAGTTTCCATGCTGGAGAAGGCAGCGGAAATTTACGGGATTACGCCATCCGTTTTTGAAGAGGCGAAAGCAGAAAAAGTGGCTGCCAGTGTTGATTACCTGTTGCCATCTCGCAAAAGATTTAGAGTATCTTCTCCCGCAGATGTCCCCCTAGCCGAGGAAGCGTATCGAATGAAGTATGCGCAACTGAGTGTTGAAGACCGTGCAGAAGCTGGAAATAACTTGGTAAACTACGCGAAGAAACATGAGGTTCCACTGCATCCTTCTACCAAAAAATTGGCAGGATTGACCTTAACCAGCACTTCAATTTTCAAGGATTGGATGGGTGCGCGGGCAGAAGCTGCCATGCAGGCTAAATCTCCCTTAGCTTCTGCTTTCCAGAAACTGGCCGAAGAATACACCAATGTGGAACCGTTCGTGTACGACCGAACAGACCAGTTGAAACTGGCTGCGGCAGTGTCGCGTTTAGATAAGGAAGCAGGGCTAACACGGCACTATGGGCGTAAGCTTTTAACTCCGATTGAGACCGTATTCAACACCGATATCCCAAGAGATTCGTTGATGAAAGTTGGGTCAAGTCTTGCTAATAAGGAAATGCTTCGCCAGATACCGCTCACCTTTTGGGAAGATGCCCTGGGCGCAGATATTGCCAAAGAGGTTGCACCCAACGGAACCGTTAACGTAGAAACCCTAGAACAAATCATTCCGACGTTGCCCGCAGATTTGAGAGCCGCGCTGGAAACACAACTAGCGGCGTACAACAGGTAATTAATGGACAACCAATTAGTTAAGTTTGCGGAAATTTGCTCCGGTTTGACGCATTACACGGTAAAGACCGCGTCAAGAGAGGCGATTGCTAAGGAGATACTCAGCAATTCAGATGACCGGAATGCCACCGCGCTACTAATGGCCTTAAGAACCTTGCACGGGATTGACGCGCTGTACTGGGAACCGGAAACTATTTGGTTAACCTTGGAGCGCGAAAATAATATTGACCTGCCGGTCGAGGCTCGCGATAAAGTACAAGCTGCTATTTCCATCTTACGTAATCCAGCTTTCTTTTGGGACAACTTAGTTTTCCAGCGAACAGTGCAATCCTTCAATGGAGAACTGTACGATCCCGAAACGCTACAAGAATGTCATCCGGGACACATGGCTTGGGCGGTTTACGAAGCGACACTTTTACGCGGAATGGACCCGGATAGCGATGCTCGCCCTGAAATAGACGAAGATGTACAGCAGTATATAGCTGTTTGTTTAAAGCGTGCGGGGTACGTCTATCCTCCAAACCAGCTGCGAGACGTTTCAGATAATCTTGCATTGCTCCTTCCGGGCGCAGAGGAGACGTTCATCAGCTTAGTCAAAAAAAGTTGGGAGCAGGTAGATAAAGGGGGCCTCGCGAATCGTAAGTTCAACGAAGACCCCCTTAATATCCAACTGGCACAGCTAGCTTCCTGTTATCTCTACGTAAAGGAACAAGCGGAGAAGCTTGCGACGGACGTAATGTGGTTAGAGAAAGAGAATACTAATCCCTCATTGGTCTAAGTGCGGTCTCGGTTTGAATGTGCGCGTTGTCCATGTTCATTAACATCTCCAACCAGTATTCGTACTCTCCTAATTCATCCATGAGCTCTTCTAAGTATTTGCGTGCATTGGCTTGTTGAGCGGCTCCCTGCAGTTGAAACAAGATGCTAGAGGCTAATTCGTTGGGAAGGTCTTTACAGAAATCTAGCAAGCACCCTGCGGTTTGTTTTACGGGAGGTTTCTCCGCAAACAACAGTACCAATACGTTTTCGCACAGGCTAGAAAGCTTTTCCCGTTGACCCTTTTCTTCTAGTTGTTTAACTGCTTTTTGCGCCTTAGTGGAATAACCGTTTAGGATGTCCGTGGCACCCAGCATTACGTTGCTATCCTTTAGAAATTCGATTAACTGTGTAGTACCCGTAACCCCGATCGATGCAGAAAACCGCACTTGCGCGAACGAGCTTGTTAGCGCGATCCCTTTTGCTTCCATGTTATAGGCATCTTCTGAAATCGTTTCTACCGTTGCGGGGCATATGTATTGTTTACCCTGGTCTCTCGCCTTTTCGTCGTAGAGTAGCCTAGGGTTTGTTTTAAAGTACTCTAGGACGTGGGGGTGACATACTTTGTCTTTCGCTGGACCGGTAGCGTCGGCATGGAAGCAGTTTGTTTTAGCGTGGGTGTACCACCCCGCGAACTCTGGAATGACGTATAGAAATTTAACGCGTCTACGGATAGCGGCTTCATTTTCGATATTAGTTACGGCATAAGCTGCTGTAGCAGGATTCATCGTACCTACTACCAGACAATCTTCCGGGAGGCGGTAATTGAACATACTTCCATCTTCGAGAAGGGTGAAGAACTGTGCGATCGCATGCTTTAACCCTCTGTTAAGTTCGTCAAACAATAGAATGCTCTTCTGTCCCAGTTTTGGAAATATGCTAGGAACAGCAACATCAAAGAAATCTCCTTCGGCTTTTCGGGGAATTCCGGAACCCATTAATCCCCAGTGCGCGGTGTGGATCGGGTTTAGGTCGTAGCCGTATTCGCGGCAGATTTGACTAAAGATTTGTGTTTTTCCTAGTCCTGACTCTCCTACTAAAACAATACAACCACGGCGCTGTTTACTCTCTAACGAAAGTAAGATTTGTTCGCGGGCTTCGGCGAGAGTCACCTGTGGGATGTCTAATCTTTCTGGATAAGATAGTGCGGTTTCGTTTTTCGTTCTTGTCACGTCGGTCTCCTTCCCTTAATGTGGTAGGAATGTTAAAAGAATCAACTGCCAATGAGCGGCTTAGTGTGATAGCTGAATCGTGGATTATGTTAGACGGTAGGCCTTTCCTACTAGACGATTGGCCAATGCATCGAGCGTTCTACGATGGACGTTATCAGCGTACATTATTTAAAACAAGTCGTCAGGTAGCAAAGAGTACAACCTTAGCGAACTTCAGCATTATTGAGTGTAGTATTATACCACATTTCTCTACTATGTTTGTGAGTCCAACCAAGGAGCAAACGATGCGCTTTTCTAACACACGTGTTGGAAAAACGATGCGGTATTCTCCTATTATCAATAAATACTTTCTCAGCACAGACCTGACGGACCGAGTGTTTCACAAGCAATTCACAAACGGTTCGGAGATGCTTTTTGCTTACGGTACAGATGACGCTGACAGACTTAGGGGTCCTTCTACCGACCGCAATATGTTTGATGAAGTACAAGACTTATTGTACGACCCTATTATTACGGTAGGTAACGAAACGATGTCCAATTCTCGCTATGCGTTTGAAACTTATGCGGGAACTCCAAAAACCATGGAGAATACCATCGAGTACTTGTGGGGGTTATCCACGCAAACGGAGTGGGTTATAAAGTGTGACGCATGTGGGACACACCAGTTTATTGATAACGAGCGGTCCATAGGAAAGTATGGCCCTATTTGCGTTAAGTGTAAGGACTACCTCAATCCTTTTAATGCTCGCTGGATCGATATGTGCCCTGTCGATCGCAGTAAAGACGAGGACGAGTACTCGAAGTTAAAGGGGTTTCATCTCAATCAACTCATAATGCCTCAAAATGTGCCTAAGGCGATGGAGCGGTACGGACAAGAAGCGGTGGATACTGCGAAAAGGCGCTGGAAGAGGATCCTTACCAAGTACAAAGAGTCTCCACCTGTCGTTTTTCGGAATGAGGTCTTGGGCATTTCAGATGCGGTGGGAACTCGGATGCTCACTAAAGAAGAGCTTGAAAGCCTTTGCAACGAATCGCGGTCATTCCAAAAATTTCCGGAAGAGGGGTCGATGACTGGAATTGTTACGTGCGTTGCCGGAGTAGATTGGTCGGGAGGCGGAACTTCTGGGGTATCAAGAACCGTTCTTTGGATTTGGGGTTGGCGTCCGGCTGACCAGCGGCTAGTTTGTTTGTACTATCAAGTTTTTCCAGGACAAAATCCTGTGCACATCGTAGATGAGATTGCGGTAATTTGTTCCAATTACAGAGTCATGTTGGTTGTGGGAGACGCCGGGGAAGGGCATATGGCTAATAACCTTCTCCGGGAACGGCTTCAGTATCACCGTGTCCAGCAGCTTCAATACGGGGCTCAGCGTAAAGCGATTCAATGGAATGGTGAAGATCGCTTTATGGGAGACCGGACAACGTTGATCGACAACTACTTTATGCTCCTCAAAAACCGAGCTGTGGAATTTGGACCATTAGCTGTGATGCGAGTAGCTATCGAGGACTTACTCAACGAGTACGAAGAGGTCACGACCTTAGGTCGAAAAGTGTGGAGGCATTCACCTCAAAAACCTGACGATTGCTTACATGCTGGATTGTTCGGTTGGGTGGCGTTCAAAATAACTCAAAATGATTTGAAGTTTTACCAGTGACCGTCGTCCGTTTGTTTTCACAGCCACTGGCAAAACCTCAAGCCCTCCTGCTAGTAAGTTGTTGCTAAGGTCCTGACGAAATGGAGCTTAGCACATGTTCTTGGCATCTTTACACTGTAAACGAGATGTAGCATCTCAAACCGTCAACCAGACTTTCTGGTATGGTGCCAGTAGGGCATTTTTTTTGTGTTGCTTCATTCTGGTGTAAAGTATCTGTATGCATGAAGAATTTTAGGCTGAGTCTGCGAAAGCATAAACTTCTTCAGGCTTACAGACTACTTTATAGCTAGATTGCGACCTAGCAGTTAACGGCACTGCACTCTGCTATCGTGTTTCTTAAATAGAGGACTCCTATATTTAAGTACCTAGCACTGCTCCCCTTTCTTTCCAGTATAGAGGTGTAACACCTCCGGGCCGTCCTGCGGTCCGCCAGAGTGCGATTTGGGAAGTATCTTCCCCCTTACTTATTGCCTATAAGTCCAACACAACTTTGTACTGCTGTCAGTGGTAAGATCTGTGGGGTTCATACGGTACAGTTGTGGTACACCACTGTGACGTAAGAACTTCACTTGATCTTGAGATATTTTGTTATCCCCTTAGTTCCGATATTAGTGGAGTAGCTCCACCGTCGCTTAATGTAGCGTCGGAAAGTCCAGTACATCCTTTTATACCATTGTTTTGATTTCTTTTGAACTAGCCCTTGGCTAAGTCGTTTCGAATTTCATGATCTTCGTAGTCTTCATCATCTTCTTTCCCCTTGGCATCTCTTGGATTGTCTGCGAGGTAGTGGTTGATGTCCTGAAGTTCTCCATAGGAGGGTCCTACTTCTACGTCCCACGAAAATGGGACAGGAAGCCACGGATAGTTTTGGGCAACGCGTCGAACTCCGTATTCTTCAATAAGTCCGGGCATCTGGTGTACCTGTGTCTTAGGTACTTCCATTACCAAGGAATCGTGAACGGTGATTAATTGGCGTCCCCCTAAGTCCCGAATAGCCGAGTCAATAGAACATAGGACGTCCATCACGATATCCGAAGATGTACTTTGGATTTTAAAGTTTACCGCTTGGCGTTCTGCCTTAGCCTTCATAAACCCCGTCATACCTTTTGTATTAAAGCGTCTTCGGCGTCCAATAAAGGTCTCAACAACTCCGATCTGGTGCACTTGCCGTTTGGTGAGTTTAATATACTCCGGAATAGTGGGAAACATGCGAAATAGAACGTTAATAATTGCCTGGGCCTGCTCGTGAGATATTCCTACGATGGACGCAATTTTATTTTTGCTTGCTCCATAGAGAATTCCAAAAACAACGCGTTTAATATTGCTCCGTAGGATTCCAAGCTGTTTTCCATACCAGGGATCATCGTCGGTTAACGCGCCTCTGTTTTGAAAATCGTTATAGCTCCATTCATGTTTTTCGTCGATACCGATAGTGGTCAGAACCTTTTCTTTGTCTGCCTGTGCAACTCCTTCTAGGACCGTTTCGGGTTTAAGAACAACCGAAGAAAAGAATGAGTGGGGGTCCATTCCTTCTTGCAGGGCTTCAATCAGGTTTTCATCTTTGCTGTACGCCGCGTAGAGCCTAACTTCTGCAGCTTTTGCGTCGGCATTTACGATAACGTGGGTCTCTCTGTTAGTAGGTACAAACATCTTTTTGATGTTGTGCTGTCTGATGCGTGCAGGGATGTTCTGCATGTTCTCGTCGTTAGACGATAAGCGCCCCGTTGCAGTGCCCATGATATTAAACGTAGTGTGCATCTTGCCATCTTCTTGACTTAGCACGCGGATGTTTTCGATAAACGTATTTCGCGCTTTTGTCAGTGCGCGATACTCCAACAAAACCGTAGCGAACTTACATCTATATTGGTTTTTCAATATTTTTAAAAAAGCCGCATCAGTGGATATCTCGCCAGAATCTGTAATCCTCAACTCTTCTTGAGCGATAACGCTTTTATACGATACAACATCGATGGAGTTCTGCTCCGGATAGTATCCCGTAGTAAAGAATAACTTACGCAAATGTGCCGGACTATTGGGGTTAAAGGGGACCGAGAACGATTTAGGAGGTACCATCTGTGTTAGTTCAGACGCTAGTTCTAGTATGGCACCATCCATCTTGAATGCGAGTTCCTCTGCATAGTCAAGGTCAACCGCCATCCCGTATTCTTCCATACGGGCTAGTACCTTAGTGGTATCTAGAAGCCGTCGATACATTATGTGCTTGAGTGGTTCTTTGTATGTACATCCAGGGACCGCTACGTCTTGATACAACTTCTGTCTTCCGGCTTTTCTTCTGATGTCTCTTAGGTCTTCATCTTCTTGTATCATCCTTTTGCGTTGTAACTCACAGAGTTGACGTGTAACGTCCGCGTCAACCGCACCGTATTCGTTTAACTGTTTCAAAGGAATATTGGCGAAACCATCGTCGTTATATAGCTTTTTTGCCGCTCCCGTTAAACTAGACCCCGCACCTTTTTCCTTTTTCTTCTTCTCCTTTTGTTCTGCTTTACCTCGTATTTCCGTCAATTCGTCTTCATAGCCGGAATGTGTTGGTAAGTAGAGTCTTGTAAGAGACTTCAACCCGTAGAACCCACGTTTATCTTCAGCTAGAAGGTGCTCGCCTAACATCGTGTCCCAGGCAAGCCGGTTAACAGTCCAACCTTTAGCCCATAGAACACGAAGGTCGTACTTAGCGTTGTGAAAGATTTTAGGTTTGGGACAAGCCAGTAGTTGTTGGATAACCGGAAAAACCTCTTTAAACGACCAGGGGGTCTTCGGGTGTTCTATCGGAATTGACGCAGATTTACCTACGTCCCACGCTACGATTAACGTGAGAATCTTTAGCTTCTCCCTGTGGGGATATAGGGTATTAGTCTCTGTGTCGATTGCGATAGCGTGGTTATCAGGTGTGTTTCCGGGTTTGTGGTACATCACGATCTCATCCACAAGTTTTCGAACCGCGGTGAGCGTTTTGGGAAATCGGTAATCTTTAATAATTACGTCTAAAGAAAGAACGGGATTTACGTTATCGGCACTCTCATTCTGCCTTGCATGCAGCACTGCGCCCATAAAGATTCCAATATGTTCGCGGACAACATCCATGTAACCCGTTTTGGTAGGCAATTGACGCTTAGACAACGATGCAAATACAATTACAGCGCGTTTTCCTAGCGTAGTATGGTGGAATTTTCCTTGAGCTTCCGAATACTTCCCAATCTTAATCCCTAATGACTGCAAGACTGCGGGGCCCAACGCAAAAACCATAATCGGTTTATCCCGTCGAGATTTATCCAGCAGCTCTTTATGAAAAAGTGGCTGGCAAGCTTCTCTCTCTTTCTTGTTTGGTTTTTCTACAGCACAGCGAATTGCTGCAGTATATCGTCCTGAAAGCGCTGCTTGTTTCGGATTGTTTTTCTTGTGGGTGGCAAAGGCTCCTTTCACCATACCTTCCACATCAATTCTCCAACTGGAATGCGCTATGTCTCCTGATGGTCCACTGATGACAGGGGTCTCTGCAACGCAGAAATAATCCACGTCAGAGTATGCCCCAATCCCCTCGGCGTAGTGTTGCACTCCGCGCAAGGGGCACTCATTACATTTTGGGCCGGTCCACGCAGTGGTCCCGCACAGCATGCAGTCGATTTTATTTGATACGCTCGGGGACGTTGCCTTCCCAGGAGTCGACGGAGGCGGTGTTGTCATCTTGCTGCTCCTCTGGACTTTCTTGTGGAATCTCGGGTAAGGGGGCTATTACATCTTGGTCCAACTCGTGACTGTCATTAGCTTGCAACCAAGGCTTGGCATCGAGAACAACAACATCGGCGATATTAATTCCAGCTCCCAAGTGCCGACCTACGCGAAACAGTATGCCGGATCTTTCAATCTCCGAAGGGGAAAGGGCTGACGGATGGCGTTCCAGCGAAACCTTTAGTTTTGCTCCAGTTGTTTGCCCCCGTAAATGGTACGGAATCATACCAGTACACTGGTCTACGAGGAACAAGAGCGTCTTTGTTCTTTCATCAAAGTAGAGCCCTTTGTTAGACGCATTGATATCGTCTCGAAGTTCAGGCGACACAAGCATTTGCGACGCAGTCATCGCGGGACCTTCCGCTTGCGAAATACAGGGGTTACGCATAATAGCATTAAGGAGACCGTGAGTTTCGGATGCGACTGCAGTTTGTTGTATTGCATATGTGTTGTCATCGATATAGTTCTCTAAGAAATTCACCCAGTCTTTGCCTAAAAACTTCAACAGAGCTAGGATGGCAAATAGAGATGATGCTAATCGCCATTCAATTTTAAGCTTCGGGTTAGTTTTTTGAAGCTCGATGAACTCAGACCGCACTTCCGCTTCTAACCGGGCTAAGTCTTGCGCATAGGGGTACATGCCTACTGCAATCTCGTGTGCCATTTCTTTTATGCGAGCTGTCCCAAGCGTGTCCTGGATGACATGCACGGGGTTAACTTTTTGTGGAACCTTCTGCATTTCGATAGAAAGCATTCGGTTTAAGTCCTGCGGCCTTTCTGCGCCTTGGATGGCTGAAAAGATAACCGGCAGACGGAAGGTTTGGGTGAAAGCGGTACCGTCAGCACGTCCCCGTACTCTGTCCGCTTGGCCTGAAACAAGGCCGCGAAACATCTCCATGATTTTAGAGACGTGACCACCCCGTTCGGTGTCACCGCTTTCAAACTCGTCCAACGCTAAGAGACGTGAATCACTATCGGCGTACCCCGCTACACCTGCAGCAGAATAGCTTTCGTATCCTTGAGACGCTAAAAGTAACTGGATTCCTTTGTAATTGAAGCCCGTTAACGTGGAAAGTAGGCTGGATTTACCTGAGTGTGTATCTCCTGTGATGAATACTAGAACCGGACGTTCAAAGGCATCCATTATAGGGTAACATAAAACGAGAGCCGCCAATAATTGAGCGGTTACTTTTTGGTTTTTGAAACAGTACCCTACGTCATAAACCTCTACTAAGTCAGAATATAGCTTCTGGAGATTTACTTTTTTACCGGACTCCAACTTATCAACGTCTAGTCCTCCGGGGTACCACGCGGAAGATTCAGCGACGTCTACGTCGAAGATAGTGTTGTGTGCTGCGTCGGCAGGACCTTCGAGTTTAATGTAGCTAAGGGATGCTCCATCCCGTTGGATTTTAAAAGCATTGGTACCGCAAACAATGTATTCTACAGTTCCTCCGTGGTCACGGACGCAATGATAACCTTGTTTTAACCTTCGTGCTGTCATGAAATCTGGTGCTCCCAATGTCATGTCGATGAAAGCGGCATCGAGATAGCTAGCCAATTGCATTTGAAGCTTGTTCAAGATGCGACCATCAATTTCCGGAGTAGGAAATTCAAGAAAGGGTGGTTGTCCTACTTTTTCAGTAATAAACGCATGGAGTGATCCTACCGTTGGTGCCAGCTCTCCGATAACGGACTTAGGGTTTGCGAGCTGGATTTCATGATACCGTTTATCCTTTGTATTATAAACCTTGAGATTTCGACCACCCTTAGATGCATACGACCCGACAACAAACAGAAACTCTCTTAACGCGTCTACACAATTTTGAACAAAACCCAATTCGGTCCCATCACGTGAGGCGATTTCCCGCTTTAGAAGGCTGGCATTTAGGTTGTGCCTAGCAGCTACTACTTCGATGAACTTTGAAGCCTCTAACCTGTGGTTGACGTACTTACCGTGATTCGCTGCCGCTTCCATCCGAGCCCTGAAATCTTGCTCGGGAATGGAATCGATTTCAATACTTGCGCGGGTAGAAGCCCAATCCCAGGTGGATGCAAACGTAGTATCTTGTTCGTCCCACAAAAGACGAAGGACGTCACTTGGGTTTCCCTTGTGTATTGCGTCGTCGACGTCGGAAGCTCCCGGAAGTTTATCCCAACTTTGAAACACCTTCACGTCGAGTTCGTAAATATGCCCTAACCATTTTTGAACAACGTCATCTCCTTTAGCCTCTGGGGCGTCGCCGACTAGATACAAGCTGTTAACGCCTGAAGCCCGTAGGCACTTTTCGATATAAGGTGCGCCGCCACCTCCCCCTGCGGAGATTACGGGAAACTTAACGTTACCGCGTGCGACGTAGTACGCCATGAGGGAAAGAGCATCAAATTCCCCTTCGACAATGTGCGCATAATTTCTATTGGCGCTCTGACTCCAGAAAATTTGATAGCGGTCCCATCCCAAACCGAACATCCCTAGATCCTCGCTGAATTCATCCTTAGTAATGGTGAATTTTTTTGAGGAGTCAGGAGAGCGTAGTTTGAAGTTACTTATCTCTGTAGGGGTTGAGTAAAGAGGGAGAAGGATACCACCGGTAAAAACTGGGTCGCGGATGTAATCTGCGAAATAGTTATTAGCTTCATTCGCTAGGTTTACAGGCTCTGGTATTGTCGAGTTTCCATCACGCCTCCATTGCATATACTTTATCTTAAACCGCTTATGAATCCTTTTAGTTAGGTCTCCTAGAACTGGCATGATAGATACAGGAAGAGCATGCAGAACGTCTTTCGATAACCCACGAACATTAATGAGCCAATCCAAAGCCTGCGCTGCGTAGGCATACTCTGAGTTGTTAGGGTCGCCGATCGCGTCACACATCATCTGATGCGTTGCAGCAAAAATCTCACGCTTAAGTTCCTGGTTTAGCCGTTGGGCTTCCAGTTCTTCTAGGGCTTTTTTAGGCAAAAACCCGGGTTTGTAAGTTTTTTGCACGTACTCTAAGGAATCCGCGTACGTTGAATTTCGAATATAGGAAATTAATCGCAGCGGGTTGGACTCGTAATAGTTACAGGAGCCGCCATAACATTTAGCGTAGCCTCTCCCTGTGTGGATGTAAAACGACGGGTCTGTATCCTGATGATCTGGATGTACACATAGGCCCTTAAGTGTTTTATGTCCTGTGGGTATGAACTGTAGGTTTGGTTTGTATTCTTTGAGAAGCTTATGCCAATTATCGATTCCGATAAAATCCCATAACTTCCAGATTACGTCGTGAGATAGACGTTTACTTACTTGCTTGTTTCCCATTGGCACCATCCGCATGTGCTGGACATATGCTGCGGTAGTCACACCATCCGCAAAGAGGTCCAGGCCGTACCAGTTCGTGTTTGTGTGTATCGATCGTAGCCTTGTTCAAAAAAGTGAGCACTTGCTCAAAGAGGGGTTGGACGTCCCTAACATCCAACATTCCTTTTTTAAACGCAACGTGGTCTGTGCGTACAAAGTTAATCCCGAGTTTTACATGTTGTAAATCCGGTTTGGTAGCTTTTAAGAAGAGTGCGTAAGCATTGAATTGTTTGTCAAAATACTTAAGGTCATGCTCTTTTCCAGTCTTGTGGTCGAGGATCAGAGCCCACGGGTAGTTTTTGAAAAAAGCAGAGAGGTCAATAACGCCGCGGAGCAAACCCTTTTCATCATTCCAGAAGTTGATAGGGTTACCATCGAAATCAACGGCTAATCGTTGCTCAATAGAAGGAAAAGAGATGTCGTGTAGCTTTCGATAGCTTTCAAACCTACGCATAAAATTTGCGACAGCTGGTTGGAACTCTCGAGCCTCTTCTGCCTCTGTTGTAGTTAGCTGATGCTCTTTGATAGCTTGTAAATAGCATTGGTCTACTGCTGTTCTGCCGTATGGCTTAAGTGCGTACTCAAGAACGGAGTGTACAGCTTTACCGATTAATGCCTCTTTGCCTGGGGGCAAATCCATTTTTTTCTTTTTAACGTATTGTAGGTGAAATCTGTGAGGGCATTGTTGTGCGACATCTGCTTTACTAATGGACCAAGGAGCAAATTCTTTCACGATACTTGTGGGTTTTACGTCTGGCATTTTTTCTCCCAAAAAAGGAGAGGCAGGGCATAGCGGACTAGTACTACACCCTGCTCTCTGGCACGCAACAGTATTTAGACGTTTACAGTCTCGTCGCCTAGATCATCCATGGTATCTAGCGATGAGGTGTCCGGAGTTAGCGTCCCAGCGGAACTCGCTTCTCCGCTTTCGGCTTCGTTTGGTGTAGCTGCTTTTTCACCTGACCGATAAATAGCTGCAATACTGGGGAGAATGTATGTTGCCTCTAACATTGTGCACATTGCGTCGCAAAACGCGTGTACTGCTTCCGGGACGGCTTCCGTTTTATTCGGAGCAACTTGCATTACGTACCACCGGCGACTACTATCATGCTGGCTGGTGCGTTGGTCTAACGTTAGGGTATACCACTTGGACCACGGGTAATAGGACCGCTTTACAAACTTAGTCAGTTGTCGTCCTGCAGGTTCTGACGTTTTCTGGAAGCGTACCAGTACGATTTCCTGCATGTCTTTACTTAACATAAAAGCTACAACGTTATCCGCGCAGCGTTGTTGTTGTCCATCTCGCCAGGGTCGGTGGGGGCAGTCATCACATGTGCCACACAGGCTACCCATTATTCTGTCCATTGACTGGCAGAGGGGTTTATTTGTGTCTTCTCCCATGTCGGAGTTGCCCCACATCGTGCGACCGCCCCATAGGGCAATAACGGTTCCTTCGAATTTCTCACCGATAGACTCTTTAGTCGTCAGGTAGTATTCTCCTGGAATTTGTTTATCGGGGCGATTGGGGTCATTACCAGTACCCTGGTAAGCTTTTAGTTCTGGGAAATCCGCCTGGTCGCTATCTCCGTAAATACCTTTACGAGAACTTGTAGTTTTACGAATAATATTCATAAGACTATCAACATACTCCTCGGGAAGGTCATCGATAATGTTTTGGAACGCAGTAGCCGTGGGAAGTTCAGTAGAAACTCGAGCGAGAATGGTGCCGTACTTGGTACGGAACTCTTCGCTACTATCGCCGAGAGCTGTCAATGCGGTCGCTTGCGCTTTTTCAATAGCTCCAGGTTTTTCGGTTTTAATCTCGTCGTTTTTTTCTGTTGTGTCTTGGGTTTTGGTGGAAGTTGTCTCTGTCTTTTTAGTACTCTTCACCATGTGAGAGCTCCTTCTAGTTGGGTTTTCTTGGCACGGAAACAGATACTACGTTAAACTTATTGCGCTGTCCACGGGTTTTGTATGAGAATAAACTACCGCGTTATAGGAGTGCGTAATGTATACAGAACTGCAGACTAACGACAAAGTTTATGACCTTTATTACAATGAAGTGGGACGCCACACGTTGTTATCGCAAACAGAAGAACGGGAGTTACTCCGGCGTTATCATTGTTGTTCATTGTGCACTAGGCGTATACCCCTACGGGTTCGTTCTTCTAACTGTCCTGATTGTGGCGCTATTTCTCCGGATAAACCACAAGGTCGCGACTTTGTTTGTACGTCCTGTTTTAAGGCTTATTCACCTGTTACAAATGCGCGGACGTGCCCAGCCTGTGGAGCTGGACGCGACATGGAAGCTAGGCAGGACCTGATTCGTGCAAATTTACGGTTTGTGATTCGTCGAGCTAAGAAATTCACACAAGACGCAGAGGTCTTGCATACACTTATCTCGGCTGGAAATATCGGATTAATGCAAGCTGTTGACCGGTTTAATATAGATACGAGTCATCGATTTTTAACGTACGCAGAATGGTGGATCCGAAAAGAAATAATGGATGAACTCAATCGTTCCAATATGATTCACGTCCCCACACATAAGCAGAAAAAGTTACGCAGGATAAGTAAAGAGGGTCAGTACGTCTGCATTCATTGCGGTCTAAGGACCAACAGCGAGCACAATGTAAGGCATCTTCCAGCCTGTAATGCCTACGGAGGACACGTATTAGAGGTGCCGTTACAGCGCGATAGCCAAATATTAAGTGATGCACTCAATATCGACGACATGGTTTGCGTTGCGACAGACGATGTAGAGAAACAGTATCATGCTGCAGAGATGCAGACGGTACTACGCGCTACAGTGGATACGATGGGGTTAAGCGAACGAGATAAGTTCATAGTTGTAGGGTACTTCGATGCTGTTGCAGCTGATCGGAAAAGTGACCCAAAGAAGCTACCCCAACTTGCGGCCGTTACAGGTATTACACCGGAACGTGTTCGACAAGTTAAGGAAAAGCTTTTAATGCGGATTAAGAAAGAACTGCGCAAGGCGGAAATCACGACCCTGTCTACTCTTCTACCAGAAGACCAGTAGCAATTTCCATCCCATCAATAACTCCCAGATTGTATGTTCTTTCTGCTTTTGTTGCAGACTGTATTGCACGGTCTCGATACGTATCAAGCCAGTCTACCATGTCTTTTTTCTTCACAGGCTTCATGCGTTTATACACTTCGGGGCTTCGGTAATCCTGTAGGTTTAGCTCCGGTGTTTTTTTGGTTTTCTTGTGTGCTGCAGCTCCACGTTTGGCTGGAGATTTAGGTGCTTTTTCTCCCGCTTTAGCGGCTTTCTTAGCCTCTTGGGCTGCTTTACGCGTACGATAAGCCTCAATAGCTTCCCCTACAGATTGCGCTGAATCTCCGGATAATGCTTTGCTTACCATCTTTTCATAGAATGCTTGGTCAACCTTACGGTCCAGCTTAGCAAACTGACGGAACATGGCAAATGGTATCTTTTCCGCTTTTAAGGCATCCTGTAACTGAGGGTCAGCCTTGAGGATAGATAAGTGCTGGCTTACGTAGCCAGCAGAACAACCACATGACCGCGCAATTTTTTCATTTGTAAACTTATCATTTTCTATAAGTTTACCAAAGGTTAGCGCAACCTCGTAGGGTGTATTATCCTTCCTAGTTAAATTAGCCACTAGAGCGTGTAACCGTGCGTCTTTGTCTGTCTTTGCATGACTGATCGTTACCGGTGCAGTTACGGCTCCCATTTCACGGAGAGCTGCATATCGACGGCGACCATCCACTAAAACATATGCGTTTTTAGTGGGTTCCTCTCGTACTAGGATTGGATTAAGTAGCCCCGCAGAAGAAATAGACGCAACTAGGTCGCTAATATCCCCTAATGTCTCACGATTCCAGTCTTTAGAAAGTTCAATACTGGACAGATTTATTGTCGTATTCTTGAAATCGTCTTTTGTATTAGTCCGCCGTTTACGGGAGGTTACTTTTGCGGACTTTTTTGCGGATGTAACCCCTGTTGTTTCTGTTTTATTCGCCATGTTGACCCTCTCTTAAAGTGAGTTAATCGTATCGAGTAGAACTCGTTTACTTACTCTGCTCAATGGTAAATCACTAGGTTTCACCCCCTCTAGGATGGCGCCCAGCGTGTGGAAGAGTTCGGTGGTTAGAGGAATAAGGCTCTCATCACTGTTATATACGATCATATACAGCGCTCTAATAGCTTTCAGCTTTTCCTCCGATGAGGTTGAATCGCGTAAGCGCGACTTTATTCTCTTCTTTCGAAGGGGCGGCTTCCGCAATTCGGACATAACAAAACTCCTGTTTTAGCCTCATCTCGGAGAACAGCGTCACATGTTGGACACCGTGGTTGGTCTCCCTGCTTTGCTTCTTTCTCGAGGGTGCTATCCTCTGACACGCCGTACTTTTCCATGGTCTACTCCTGCTCTGCTATATCCGCAGCAGGAGTGGCATCTTTCTTCTTCTTGGGGGGAGCCTCATTTATCATGAAGATGTCCCCGATGAGCGTATCTATCCGAGTTTTACAACCCTTATTGCGTTTGGCATCAGGAGTGTGGCAAAGGGAATCTAATGTTTTAATCTCGTATTTGTCTCCCACTTTACGGGCGATAATGAGTTCGGGGTGTTCCGCTTTCAAGACATCATTTAATTCTGACTCGAGGTCCGATAGCATCCCTTCTTTTACTTCATTCTGGGCTAATAGCTCTTGGGCTTCTTCAAGTAGCAGCGTCCTGGTTTCTTTTTTACCACAACGACCACAATCTACTGTAACAGTTACTTCCATGATCTCTCTCCTTTTATGCCGTCTATTGGAAGAGGCGTTTACACGTTTGCGGGCCAGGAAGCCCGTCTACTTTTAGTTGATTTATGGGGTTTCTCTTGTTCCAATCCGCTTGGAACTTCTTAACTATTTTTCGGGTTTCAGGCCCCATTCTACCATCTTCTACCAAGCTATAACCTTTGCGTACAAGTTGCTCTTGTACGTCCTTTACACTGTAAACCTTATCGTTGTCACTATCGATATCATCATCGTGTGTAGGGGTATCTTCTCCGTATGACGGATTTTCTTGGTCATTGTGAGTATCCCACCCACGAACTTCATCCCAGATAGTACCCTCTGCGTCAAGTAGATCTGTATAAGATTCATCTTGTATAAAGGCTAATTCCAGTATCGGTTCGGGGCCAAAAGCAGCGGCGTTACAGTCCTCGAATGGGAATAGGGGGCCCATGTCGCTTTTCCCTGTGCGCCAGTCAGTATGTTGTGACATGCGAGAAGCGTCCATTTTATGCGGCAACGCTGCGATGAGGAGCCGTTTCAGTTTGATATTATTGATGAGCTGGTCTTTTGTGAAGGGCTGCATGATTTTATTACCCCTATAAGGGCGGTCTAGCAGAACCGGCGGGAGTTCCTGTACAAGTTCCAAGGGGAGCTCCCGAGCCCAGTAACGCCATTTGCCACCCTTAGTCTTGGTCAGCTGTCCGGCGTTTACTGTTTCTAGTCCTATTGAATCTCTGTTCCGGCGTGGTTCATGCCATGCACTATGCATTAAAGGAATGATGTAGAACGGATGACCGTGATAGCCCTGAATGAAATGCGTAGAGGCTCCAGCATACCCTGTTTTGCCGTTTTTCTTTTTTCGTTTTGCAGCGCTAAACCAGTTGAGCGTAGACCATTTAGATATCCCAGCAGTAAAATGATCTACAAAGTAGAGGTCGTCTTGCGTTTCTAAACGATTTTTAGTGTATTGTCGTGTAGGATATTCTTTCGCCAACTCAGCGCTGTGTTCTTTAATTCTTCGATGAGAGTCTATAAACAAAGCATTTAAACATTCAATTGCTTCGTTTTGGGTAAGAGCGTCTTCTGCGATTTTTGCCCATAGGCGTTCGAAGATTTCTTTTGCTTCGGCGCCGTTCCCATCCACAATATCCCAGAATTCTCTCTTAGCGATAGAGGTGTAGTCGATCAATTTTGTCATTGTTGGGTTTTCCTTTACACATAGTAATCTGTAAATAGACCTTAACAAATGTTTAGACGCTGTGCCAGCTTGTTCTCATCCTCGGACCTTGTAAATGCGTTTTACCCTACCCGCGACAATCCTTGTAATACCCGCAAAAGCGTTCGGTACAAACCCAACCTGTAGGGTCGCATCTCGGAAAAACGCCCTTTTTAATGAGGGACGCTACTTCTTCTATGTCCTCGATTAGATACTTCTTTTCCGTTCGTGTTCTCCGTCCGCGTAGGGGACGATATACGGTACCCCGCTTCTGTTCAAGCAGAATATCAACGCGCACTCGATCGGTATTTTCTACGATGGAGTAGATGGTAAGCTGGTGGTCAAAATCAACGCGCTGCTGGGACCAAGACTTAGCTGTCGTTTTCAGGTCGGACACAATTTCTATCTCCGGAGGCGGAAGGTCAGGGTCATCGTCTAACGAGTATTCTCCTGGAACTCTATCGATCAAGTCTATGACACCCCGCATAGGAACCGTACCGATCTTTATTGCGAACGGTTTCTCAGCTGCTACGGGTTTGATAAGAGGTACCGCGTCGCGGTGATATACCCTAAAGCTTTTAATTGCTGCGTCTTTTGCAGCACCCTTTTCCTCTTTTGTCGCGTCCTCTACCTGCTCTCCTTGCCGATCAAAAGTATCTGCTACCGCTTGGGTAGCCTCTTCAACACCTAACGGAGTTCCATGCTCAATTGTGTGTCGGTGTACGACCTCAGCGCCGTGATGAATACATGTCCCTTTTACCATCGAAATCGCAGGGGCCTTCCGTATTCCCAGAACATATGCGTATTCGAACTGTCGGGGACAGTTTTTGTACCTCCCAAAGCCTGAAGGAGATAGCACTCCTTTGGGGAGGTCTTGGTCGAAAAAGTCTTTTTCAGGGTACGGAAACACGATGCCTTCTCGTTCTGTGGGTTTATTTTCCTCTGTCATCTACTATATCCCCTTAAAACTGCAGATATTTCATCTTGTGTGACTGGTGGTGGCTCTTCTGTTTCCATCGGACCTAGTGGGCGCGTCATCGGAGTAGAATCTTCCCCACCTTTAGGTGTTATTTGGGGCCCTCCGTACGCGGCATTCTTCCGTAATAAATCCTCAATGGTTAGGGGTTCTTCGTCCTCTTTTTCTTCGTATCGTTCCGTTTCGCTTAAGTCTCCGGAAGTTTTGCGGCTGCCAGTCAAACATACGTTACGTATGCTGACCTCAAACGGCTCTGCATTAATCGACACGTCAGTGTCTTCCACATCATACCCTAAGGATTTACTAATGATGTGTATTAATTCGGTTCTTTCTAGGGTGATTTTCATTTTTAGCTCCTATAACGTGCGAGCACGCGCAATCTTTTTAGTAACTCCAGTAGATAAAACACAGTTTGTGGACCACGGCGCTATGTTATTTTCAGTGCAATACACGTATTTGTTGCACAGCGCGCAGTCTACATGGTCTGTTAGCAACTTAGAAACATTATCTTTACGCTGTAAAGCGCTTAATTGCTGCACTTCCAATGACCCGCTAGCGCAAAGGTCGTACACCATCGTTTTTTTAACCTGGCCTATACGAAAGTTACGGAATAAGGATTGTTGACGGTTTTCAAGAGACCAATCACGACTGTAGTATATCGTATGTCTAGCCGCGTTAAGCGTAATGGCGATTCCAGTACTTATTTGAGCTAAGTACACGCGACATTGCGGGTCAGTGTTAAACTTTTTTTCCATTTCTTTGATACGATGTGTCGTTTTCCCGTCTACCCGAACGTGTCCCCAAGAGTCTTTGTTTAGCATTTCTTCTAAACTATCTAACTCCTGCTCTAGGCATGCCCATATGATTACCTTTGAACTGCTCGCTAAGTCTTTAAGCATTTCTCTGATTGTTTCCAGCTTTGGATTCTGACTATAGCGCAGAGCGCTACGAGCTTTAAATCCGGCAGCCGCTGCGTTCGTACAGCGCGGAGTACCCGGTTGTATTGATTCAGAAACACAGGTTATCATACGCGGACAAGTGTCACAGACATCTGTTGTTTCAGGAACATACAAAAATCCGCTGCACAATTGCAATAATTTGCCAATCTTAACTGCCCCGTTTGCTAGTTCTAGCATTGTACCGTCGGGCTTTTTTATCTTATTAGTTTCGACAATATCGTTATAGTCCTTTCGTTGAGCGGGACTCAATGTAAAATACACTGTTTCAAATTTTCGTTCCGGAAGGTCCACACACTCAGTTAGTTTTCGAACGCTAGAAACGCGGTCTACCCGTGCGTTTAGTACGTGCAAATTTTGATACCCTGTTACGATCTTGTCGTTGTACTTGGAGTATACCAGGTATTTTGTACAAAAAGATTTCCAATTCTCCGGTACTAAATACTTCGCCAAAAACGTAAGCTGCGGGAATAAATCTCTAGGGTCACCTTGGGCTAAAGTCCCGGATAACGCGTAACGTCGAGTTGCTTTTTGTGCTAGCTGCAAACAAATTTTAGTTGTGCTACTTTGGATTCGCTTAATGCGGTGAGACTCATCTGCGACAATAGTGTCGTAGGGTAATTCGAATAGCCACTGACGCTTTCCGCGTGTTAACTCTTCCACTTCATCGCGTAACTCCTTTAATTTCCGACCTTGAAACCATTCTGTTGCGAGTCGAGCCTGTACATCTGTATCGTTTACAGTGCGTAAAATATTTTTCAGAGTCGTGTTTGGAGGGATACGGTATCTCTGAAAAACCTTTAGGGTCTTCGGCAGCAGCTGCGGGGTTCCGTACACACGAGCAGTTTCAAACGTAGTAATGATGACATTCTGTTCATCGTATTCCTGCAATAGTTTAAGTTTTTTTGTTCTGGTAGCTCCTTTAATAACGGTGGAAGTTAGTGCACCATCGGAATGTTGTTCGATTTCTTTGGCCCAGTTATCCGCAGCAATCAGGGGGCAGAGGATTAGCGCAGTAGACTTCAGATAGTTGAGCGCATCGATAACGACTTTACTCTTTCCTGTCCCCATCTCCCAGTTTAGAATCCATCGATAGTTGTACAAAAGCTGTGCTAAACCTTCCGATTGATGCTTATAGCTCTTTGTAGGTAAGTTCAGTCCATCTACCATCTTCATCCAAAAGTCCAAATCACCCAGTTCTTTGACCCATTGTGTGGCTTCAGTACTTAGAGGAACGTCTGCGTGGACATTCGATAAATCCTGTAGTACGTTATCGATAAACGGAGGGAACGCTGGAAAAAGCCACCGTGCAAACTGTTTATCATACGTTGCACCGTAAACTCGGCTCCAATGAGGGTCACTCCCCAAAACAGAAAAAACTGGGGTGTTGCGTATTCTAGTTAATTCGATCTCCATATTAGAGCCTTTCTGGAGTATCATGGTTGCGATGATACATGATTCAAGGAGCAAAGAATGAGCGCTTTTGGAATGTCAAACCCCACCTCCCTCGCTGGAAATAGAACGGTGGGGATTGGTGCAAACCCTTACGAAAATCTCAGTCAGTCCCTCACTCCGCGGAAACTGAAAGATTTGTTCAAATGGTGTGAATTTCTCTTTTACAAGAGTCCGCATATTTACGCTGCTCTTCGCAAGTTTGGTGAGTACCCTATCACGGATATCACGTACGATACGACTAACGAGTCCCTAAAAACAAGGCATAAGTTCCTACTCGAAAAAGTTTTACATGCTCGTGAGATGCTAATAAACGCAACGCTCGACAAGTATGTTTATGGAAATGCCTTTATCTCTATGTACCAACCGTTCATCCGTTATTTGAAATGCCCTAAGTGCTCGGCGCAAACTAACATTGAGTACACTAGTTACAAGTTTAACGTTCAGAAATTGTCTTTTACATACCGGTGTGATTCCTGCAAATCCTCGGTAACCGCTACGGAAAAGAATATCGTAGATAAAAAAGTGATGTTCGGACGTAAAGTCAACTTTATCAGGTGGGACCCAAAGTTGATGGACATCGAGCACAACGAAATAACTAATTCTTCTATCTACTATTACACCATTCCGCAATCGATTATTTACAGGGTAAACGCAGGACAGAAATCCCTAATAGATACGCTTCCTATCGGGTTTTTACGGGCAGTAAAGTCCAATAAGAAATTTAAATTTGCACCAGGAGCAATTTACCACCTAAAAGTTGGTGGACCAGCAGGCCTTACGCCTCAGTGGGGATTGCCTCCCCTCCTTTCTGTGATGGACATGTTCCATTACACTGCGATTCTCCGTAAAGCTAACGAAGCAATTGCAGCGGATCACCTCGTACCTTTCCGTGTGATTCATCCCGCAGCTGCGTCTGGAAATGCAGACCCGACGATCAGCATGTCGTTAAGTAAGTGGCAGGATAGCTTGCAGTATCATATGAAGCAGTGGCGAATGGATAACCTCCACATTATGTACTCTCCTGTACCTATGGGAATGACACAAGTGGGAGGACAAGGCCGCGCACTTTTAACACTAGGAGAAGTTCAAGAAGCTGAGAAAAATATCGTGGCGGCGCTAGGCATTCCACTTGAATTTTTATACGGAGGACTCACTGGGTCAGGAATGGAAGCCACCCTCCGGCTGATAGAGAACCAACTTGAATCACACATCAATGACCTCTTGGGATTTCTCCAGTGGCTAGACGATAAGTGTGCGGACTTCCTCGGGTGGGATAAAATAACCGTAGGGATGGTTAAGTTCCGCATGGTAGACGACCAAAACGCCAAACAAGTTGTATTCCAACTCTGGATGCAGGGACAACAAGGAGGCCAACGGGTTATATCTGACCGTACGATAGCGGATATGTACGACATCGATTTAGCGACAGAAGAGCGGAATATCAAACAAGAAACCCTGGACCGCATTAGAACAGAACAAGAAATGCAGCACCTAGTAGATGCGCTGCAAAACAGTATGGCGGAACAAGCAAGAGCGGAAGCGCAAGCAGGCAGGTCAGGCCCCCAGGGATACAACCAACAGCAGGTAGTCGCACAGGCTGACCAAGTGGTAGAACAACTTATGGGAGTAGATGAAGGAACTCGAAAAAGTATGTTACATCAGCTACAGATGGAAGATCTGGTAATGTACGCAGTAGTGATCCAACGGCTTGAGCAGCAACAAACGAACGCTAAACAGCAGGCAACTGCGGGGATGTAGAGATGGTAGCTGAAAACACCTTTGATTTTAAACAGTTAGTAATTAACGCACAAACTCCCCCGGTTGTAAACGCAGCAGGGCAAGGGACGGCTGTAGAGCTTCCTCCGCTATTTGAAGAGCCTCCAAAAACTCCACCGATCATCTCTTCGGAGCTAAAAGAAGATAAAGTTTCAATTGAAGTAGCGATGCGGCAGAACACGGAGGTATTCACCCTATGGAAACCTTGGGAAGAGTGCCGACGGTGCCTAGCGGCAATGGACGCCAATACGACGTTGCTTCCGGACGAGCAAGATTACACGTGTCCCCATGTTCAAACGGAGGAATATAAACGTGTAATTAACCTGTGTCTCCGGGGGGACGGGGTACTGACCACAAAAGAGATGTTCAACCTCCCTAACGGAAACCGTTGTGTGCACGTCGAGTGGCTCGTTGCGGACGAAGAGTCGATGCGAAGATTAAAAAAACAGATGGAAGCAAAAAAAGCAAACGCGGTTTACCCTCCAGATGTAGCGGGTGCCTTCAAAAAATAAACCTCTCATCGCTTTTCACGACAAGAGGTTTAACCCTTAGAACAAGCCTAGATTTCTAATTACCACGTGAGCCTCCTTTGTGGTTGTCTGTGTCTACTTACTTGTACCAACATCCCTTTACGTTTTAGACACCGATGTCGTATACTTGTCGTGACTAACCGGAGGATATAATGACGTCAACGCTCACACCTTTGTTGATCGATGCAGAAACTAAACGAGGGCACATTCGCCAAAAAGTTATTGAAGGTTTGCAGGAATCTTTTCCGATGAAGTCCCGCAGCAAAACGTTAGAGGTCGCAGATCTTCGCGTAGACGAAAAAGACTATTCTTCGAACGACCAAAAGATGGCGATCTTAAAAGGAGATACGCTATCTGAGAGCATAAAGGGCACCGTCCGCATGCGAGATAAGGATGGGAACGTAATCGATGAGGTTAAGAACTTCACTGTAGCACGGATTCCATGGTTTACACCAAGGCACACAATGGTGGTTGGAGGTAACGAGTATTCTGTTTCCAATCAAGTGCGCCCAAAACCGGGGGTGTACACCCGTAAAAGAGCTAACGGAATATTAGAAGCAAACTTCAATACCAAGGGCGGGAGCAATTTCAACATTACGTTAGACCCTGTAAAAGGGGAGCCCCAACTTGAGTACCAATCCTCCAAGATACCACTTTACCCCATTTTGCGTGAATCGGGAATAAGCCACGACCAGATTGCAAAACGTTGGGGGTCTAAGCTGGCCGATAGTAATGCCAAAGCATTGATGCCCAAACGCGATAAGACTATCGATGCGCTGTACAAAAAAGTTGTTCCGGAATACCACAGGGTATCTGGAGCAGATGCGAAAACTAAAATCAAGGAAATATTCAATAGGTATACTAACGCACAGATGGACCCCGAGGTTAACCTTAAGACGCTTGGTAAACCTTACTCGCGGATTACACCCGACACGCTGCTAGACGCTTCCAACAAAGTATTGAACGTATACAAAAATCCCGGAGAAATCGATGATCGGGATAACCTTGACTTTAAGGCCCTGCATTCTATTGATGATTTTTTTAAGGAAGTAGTCTCGCTAGATGCCCGTGACGTAGCTAGAAAAGCTGCGATTAAGATGGAAGCGACTCCCAGCTTGCGAAAAGCACTTCCCTCCGGACCCTTTACAAGTGGGATTTTACGCTTCATCAATAATTCTCAACTGGTAACCGTACCCACTCAAACCAACCCGATGGAGTTGATAGACTCGTCGGTCCGGGTTACCGCTATGGGGGAGGGTGGGATACAATCGGACCGTGCCATTCCCATGGAAGCTAGACAGATACATGCTACACAGATGGGAGCATTAGATCCTTTTAGAACTCCTGAGTCTTTTCGCGCAGGGGTAGATGTTCGAGCCGCGATGGAAGTTCGTAAAGACGACAAAGGCAACATCTACGTGCCTCTTCGCGATATTAAATCCGGAAAAAATGTGCATGTGCGTGCTGGAGAACTGCAAGACCAAGTTGTTGCGTTTCCCAACCAAAAGATGACGGGAATGGTCGATGGACTTTCCAACGGTCAAATTCAAAAAGTGCCTGCGTCTCGTGTAAAATATCAAGTCTCGCACCCGTCTTTGATGTACGGACCAACAACAAATCTCGTGCCGTTCTTAGAGAGTTTACAAGGGAATAGAGCGGTAATGGGTTCGAAGATGCAAACTCAGGCGCTCTCTCTTGTGGAGCGTGAGGCACCTTTAGTTCAGGTTATGAGTCCTTCAGGTGACTCGTATGAAAAACATATGGCAAGTTTGATTAACCCAACGACGCCTGTTGCTGGAACTGTAGCTAAGGTTGATGACAACTATATTTACGTTAAACCGAACAACGTAAAAACAGGTGCCGTCGGCGATGGCTTGGTTAAAGTGCCGTATGAAACAAACTTTCCTCTCGCAGCCAAGACTTACTTGAATCATACCCTAAAGGTTAAACCCGGAGATGTCGTTTCGCAGGGACAGCAAGTTGGCGAGTCGAACTTCAGTCAAGATGGAACCTTGGCGTTAGGTAAGAACTTAAGTGTTGCGTACATGCCTTATAGGGGTGCGAACTCCAATGATGCGGTTGTAATTAGCTCCAGTGCCGCTAAGAAATTGACGTCTGAAAGGATGTACACAGTTGTAGTACCTCGCGATAAAGATATGACATTGGGGAAAGACAAACATCAGGCGTACTACGGGCAGGGGTACACCAAGAAACAGTACGAAAAGTTAGATAAAGACGGGGTGATTAAACCGGGAACAAAGATTGAACCCGGAGACCCGACCTTTTTGGGTTTACGGAAAACAACGATGACTGCAGATGACGTGCTTCTTGGGAGACTTCACAAGTCTCTTGCGCGTCCTTTTCGTGAACAAGCTCAAGACTGGGACCACGAACACGAAGGTGAAGTTATTGATGTTGTAAAGACCCCAAAAAGGATTGCGTATACGATTAAAACCCAAGAGCCGATGGGAATCGGAGACAAGCTCTGTTACACAGCTGACACCGAAGTCCTGACCACTTCTGGTTGGGTTCCCGTAGCAGACGTCAACCACGGAACAGTGTGCTACACCTTAAACTCTGAAGGAATTATTGAGCTCCACACTCCTATAGCCTTGAACTACTACGAAGAAGCAGGGGAACTGTACGAGCTTGAGTCTCCCCACGTGAATTTAAGCGTTACGCCGAATCACAATCTGTACGTAAAAGTACGAAACGACCGAAGCTTCAAGCTAAAAGAAGCTTCAAAAGTAATTGGAAAATGCGTTAGGCACAAAAAAGACGGGCAGTGGAAAGGTGTCACTCCCAAAACAGTTACGTTTAAAGGCTTAGACCTACGTCCTTCCAAACAGAAAACAAAAGAAATAGATACGATTCCAACATTAGCTTGGTGTCGTTTTGTAGGCTCATACCTTGCTAGTGGAGGGTATAAAACGGGAGATAAACCCGGCAGTAGCGCAACGGAGTACCAAGCACAGCTGCATATCTTTGAAGGACAACCGCACGGAGTAGGGGGAGACCCGCGCTTACGAATGAAAGAAATAATTGAAGCTTGTGGGTTTACGTGGAAAGTCGATAAAGACAAGTATAGCATTACATCCAAACCACTTGTGGAGTATCTATCGCAGTTTGGATACGTACAAAATAAGCACGTTCCTTTAGATGTTTTTTCTTGGGGTCCGGATGCTGCAATGTCTGTACTGGAAGGACTATTTGGTTGTAGTGCTAACTACCCTCTCAAGGATGGTCTTGGATACTGTACGACCTCTCCCCAGCTAGCTAATGACGTCCAACGTTTAGCGCTCCATGCAGGGTGGGCAGCCAATATCACGAAAACCGTTCCAGATAATCCAAACTGGAGTGTACTGTACAACGTAAGCCTCGTTAATAACGAACTACAACCGGAGATAAACAAAGACCGCAAGAAGTTTCCGGAAGCACAGCGCGAGACGATTACGAAATCGACTGAGCCCGTTTGGGGAATCACCGTACCAAACCATACGCTATATATCCGCTTGCGCGGAACTTCCGTTTGGTCGGGAAACTCGGGACGCTACGGAAATAAAGGTGTCGTCTCCCAGATAATTGATGATGACCAAATGATTAAGGATGAGAGTGGAAACACGGTAGACGTAATCATGACGTCTGCTGGTGTTGTATCCCGTACAAATCCAGCACAAATCATTGAGACTGCGGTGGGTAAGGTTGCTGAAAAAACGGGAAAGACCATCGTCGTAGATAACTTAACCGGAAGAGATAATGTACAGTGGGCTAAGGAGCTACTCAAGAAACACAAAATCAAAGATAAAGAAACAATGTATGACCCGGTCACCGGTAAGAAAATTCCAAACGTTTTTGTAGGCCGGCAATACATCTTAAAGCTCATGAAGTCCACGGACACAAATTACAGTGCGCGGGGGTTAGGTAATTATGATGTAAACCAACAGCCAACTAAAGGTGGAGTATCTAGCGCAAAAGCGCTTGGTAAAATGGAATTTGATGCCCTTGTAGGCCATAACGCTCGGAATGTTTTACGGGAAGCATCTACCATTAAAAGTCAGAAGAACGACGAATACTGGAAAGCGGTACAGTTGGGGTACCCGACTCCACCCCCAAAGACGTCCTTTGCGTATGATAAATTCATGGGGATGTTAACAGGTGCAGGCGTAAAGGTTAATCGAGACAGCAACCGATTATCCCTGGCGCCTCTCACGGATAAGTCCGTTTTAGAGATGTCTTCCGGAGAAATCAAAGAGCCTAAGCTGATAAAAGCTAAGAACTTTACACCTGAATCGGATGGACTATTTGACCCTGCGAAAACTGGTGGGTTATCCGGAGCGAAGTGGTCGCACATCGACCTTGCGGAACCAATTGTTAATCCAGTATTTAGGGACCCAGCGCGTAGACTTTTGGGAATGACCAATCCGGAGTTGGATAAAGTCTTAGAAGAAAAAGGCGGAGAATACGTTAGGAAACAACTGGCAAAGATAGACCCGGCGGCAAAGGAAAAAGAGATCCTACAAGGGATGAAAAAGAAGAAGGCTACCAACTTAGATAATGATATTAAGCAAGTAAAATTTCTACGCTCCTTGCAAAAACAGGGGCTGAGGCCTGATGAGGCCACAATCATTACTAAGGTTCCGGTTGTTCCGCCGGTATTTCGACCAATCCTTCCGGGTAAGAGTGGGCAAGACATCATTTACGGGGACATCAATCCGCTGTATCGCGATCTGCTCTACACTAACAATCAGATGAAGGAAGTGAAGAAAGCTGCAATTCTTCCTGGAGAAGAAAAGAGATTACGCCCAACACTTAACGCAGCCGTGGGAGCCGTGTATGGGATGAACGACCCAACAACTGCAAAGTCTAAAGCGAGGAAACATAAAGGGTTTCTTACGCATATATCTGGTGTTAATTCTCCAAAGCAGGGTTACTTCCATTCAAAACTAATGAAGAAGACCCAGGATATGGCTGGGCGCGGGACTATTGTGCCAGATAGTACTTTGGGGATGGATGAAGTCGGACTTCCCGAAGAGATGATGTGGACCATGTACGACAAGTTTTTGGTTAAGGGTTTGGTTCAAAACGGCTATACCGCCTTGGAAGCCGATAAGCTAGTGAAAGAAAAAGCTCCAGCTGCAAAAAATATTCTGATGCGAGAAGCGCAGGAGCGCCCAGTGATAATCAATAGAGCTCCAACGTTACACAGATACAGCATGGTAGGTGCGTATCCTAAGATGGTTCCGGGGAAAACAATACGCGTAAATCCCTTTATCGAGGCGGGCACTAATGCAGACTATGACGGGGACAGTACTGATTCTTACCTAGGGTTTACAATCAATGGGCGGTATGTTAGGCTCCATATAAGTGAATGCCCACACATAAAGGAGTCTATTGTGAAAAAAGGTAACAAAGAGAAGTACGACGTCGACGGTGATGTAAAAGTATTCGGATACAGCGAAGAGAAACAACAAGTTGTATTGTGTGATGTCACCCACTTCAGTGTACATCACAACCTAGAAATGGTTAACGTTCGAACAAAGTCTGGACGAACAGTTAAAGTCTCACGCGACCATAGTATGTTTGGACTCAGTCCAAAAACCGGAAAACTTGAACGCTTCCGCGCAGAAGATGGTATTGGATGGGGAACTCCACGTCCGCGTAACCTATTTTCTCCTGAGCAGCT